AAATTAGTAGATAACCAATAGGAGGATAGAAATGAATAAATTTGCTAAAAAACTTGGTATTAAGGTAGTGAAAACTATGGCTCAAGCCGCTTTGGGGGTAATTGGGTCATCTGCGCTACTTACAGAAGTGAACTGGACAGTGGTAGCATCCACTATCGCCTTGGCGGGTCTTACGTGTGTCCTTATGAACTTGGCTGACTTGAAAGAGGAGGAGTAAGATGCCTGGACAATTAGGTAATTGGTTCGTAGCCCGTCGTGGACGGGTTACTTACTCAATGACAGGTAGTCGGAACGGTACGGACGGTACAGGAGATTGTTCAGGTACAATTTCCCAAGCCCTAAAGGACAATGGATTTAATATTCAGGGTCTTCCATCTACCGTAACACTTGGTGCTCAATTGGCTAAAGTAGGCTGGGTTCGAATTAGCCGAAATGAAGATTGGGACGCTAAGGCGGACGACATTGTACTCATGAGCTGGGGACATGATATGTCTACTTCAGGAGGTTCAGGAGGTCATGTGGGAGTGATGCTGGATTCAGTTTACTTCATTTCATGTGACTACTCAACTCAAGGAGCTCCTAATCAGGCTATTAATACCTACCCATGGGATGATTACTACTACTGGAACAAGCCGGCGTACATTGAAGTATGGCGCTATAATGGTAATGTACCTAAGCCAGGTCAACCTAATACCGCCGCAGTATCTACGCCAACTCGCAAGCCTGATAGCAAAGCTTACTATTTAGCTAATGATGTTCAGTTCGTGAACGACATCTGGCAAATTAAATGTGATTACCTTGCGCCGGTCGGATTCGACTGGACGGAGAATGGTATTCCAGTAAGCCTCGTTAATTGGGTAGATGAGAACGGTAACAATGTACCGGACGGAGCGGATAAAGACTTCAAACCTGGAATGTACTTCAGTTTCGAAATTGACGAAGCTCGTATCTACGATACAGGTATCGGAGGCTATTACGGTGGATATTACTGGCGTCAGTTCCAATTCGGACAGTTCGGAAATATCTGGCTATCAACTTGGGACAAGGATGATTTAGTGAACTACTATAATTAGTTCAGTCATTCTACACCATTGACCTATTTAGGTTAAACGTGTATACTATATATGTTCATTGTTTTATATCCGTGAATTTTTTCACACAAGAAGGTCGGGCTAATAACCCGGCTTTTCTTGTCGCAAAAAAAAGTTCAACTTTTTCGAATATTTTCGGATTTACCGCTTGTGTATTACCCGGTAATATGTTATACTTAACTTGTAAATAAGAAATACAAAAGAAAAAGAGGAATAAAGCTATGAAACTTATTTTCGCGGGGCTTAAAATCGGGGATACACTAACTAATAAACGTAACTCAAAGTCATTTAAGGTAGAGACAGTACTACCTGAGGAGGGAAAAGTGGAGTTACTTAACCTAGATACCCAGGACTTTGTAACCGTGTCTAAAGCTACATTAGAACGTTGGTACGAGGTACAGAATGAAACTCATGAGCCAAAAGGTCCTAAAGTAGCTAGACGGTCAGTACGCCGGACACCTCGTCCAGTAGTTACTGAACCAATTGCTAGTACTAACGATACCGAGGTCGTAGAAATTAAGGAGAAGCGCAATAAAAAAGCGAACAGCGCAGTACCTAAATCAGATCATGTACTATCCCTCACTAAGGAATTGGAAGCTCGTATTAGTAAGGACTTTCCCGCTTCAAGGCGTGGGGTAACTCAATCGTTCATTAAGTACCATCACAAGTATAATTTCGTTAAGATTTTCCAAACTAAGTCTAAGATTCGAATTAATGTGCTATCTCGTGCAATGCCTGAGGAAGTGAAACAAAAATTGGATCGAATTGTTCCGGCTAAATATGGTTGGCCGATTGATGGATTGTTTACAATTCGCCGGGAGGAAGACTTAGATACTGCGATGGAACTAATTGCTTATTCTGCGAAAGGAGCTAAGGATTGATTCAATTAGTTATTGATAAATCCAGAATGAACAAGCGTGGTAATAGTATTTACATCACTGTACCTAAGGATACAGACGACGAGGAGTTATTAGGTACCCAACTTTCTACCCTACCTAAAATTAGGGAATTAGGGTATAATCATTTTGAAGTACCTATTCGATACTTTTCGGAAGTACTTACTGCGCTGGAGTTCTGGGATTTAGAAATTAAAGGTGAAATACCTCAAGAAATTCGGGAGTACATTAAGTCCAGAAATGATATCGTCAATGCGGATACTGGAGATTTTACTTTTAAGACTAAGCCGTTCGAACATCAGGTAGAATGTTTCGAGTTCGCTAAAGAGCATCCGTGCTTCCTATTAGGTGATGAACAGGGTCTAGGGAAGACTAAGCAAGCTATTGACATTGCCGTAAGTCGTAAGAATCAATTTAGTCATTGTCTAATAGTATGTTGCGTATCCGGCCTTAAATGGAATTGGGCTAAGGAAGTGAGCATTCACTCCAATGAACAAGCGCACATTATAGGTAGCCGAGTGAACCGTAACGGTAATTTAGTTATCGAAGGTATTAATAAGCGTGCGGAGGACTTACTTACGAACCATGAGGAGTTCTTCCTTATTACTAATATTGAGACTTTACGTGATAAGGCGTTTACTTCAGCTCTTCGCGAACTTACCAACTCGGGTACGATCGGTATGGTAGTAGTAGACGAGGTACATAAATGTAAGAACCCTGGAAGTCAACAAGGGGAAGCTATACATAAGTTAAATAGCTTCTATAAACTAGCTCTTACAGGTACCCCATTACTGAACTCACCTATCGATACCTATAACATCCTAAAATGGTTAGGGGTGGAACACCACTCACTAACAGCGTTTAAAGCCCGCTATTGTGTACAAGATAATTTCGGTCAAATTACAGGGTACCGCAACTTGTCCGAACTAAAGGAAATAGTGAACGCTAACATGCTAAGGCGTACTAAGGACCAAGTACTGGACCTACCTCCTAAGATTCGAACTATGGAATATATAGACATGGGTAAAGACCAAACTAAAATCTATAACGAAGTTCGAACTAAATTCATTGAGGACATTGACAAGGTTATGCTAAGTAGTAACCCACTAGCTGAGACTATTAGGTTACGACAGGCTACAGGAAATCCAGAAATTCTGACTACAAAGAAAGTTAAATCAGCAAAGTTCGAACGTGCGTTAGAGATTATAGATGAATGTATATCTAGTGGTGAATCTGTAATTGTGTTCAGCAATTGGGAGAAAGTAATTACCCCACTATTTCACTCTATCATGAAGAAGTACCCAGCTACTTTAGTTACTGGAGAGACGGAAGACAAGTTCGGAAATATTCAAGCCTTTACTGAATATAAAGGACCTTCTGTTATCTGTGGTACTATTGGAGCATTAGGTACTGGATTTACCTTAACTAAAGCAACTACAGTAATATTCCTAGACAGTCCGTGGACTAAAGGGGAGAAAGATCAGGCTGAGGACAGAGCCCATCGTATAGGCGCTACATCACCTGTATCTATTATTACTTTAGTTTGCAAGGGAACGATCGACGAAGTAATCGAAGATATCGTAGCTAGTAAAGGGGAGATAGCTGACTATGTAGTAGACGGTGTACCTCTGAAGAACAAGTTAGCTAATCTATTCGATTTAATTATTAAACGCTAAGGGGTACAGATGGTTAAAAGAACAATGTATAGTCTAGTACGTAAGGATACAAAGCAAATTCTAGACAAACGACAGTTCCTATCTTGGACTAAGGTAGATTACTGCGAGGCGTTAAGCGGTTTATTAGAACGAGGGGATATGAAGTATATAGCCCTTCAATTGAACTGTAACGAGCGTACCTTGAAGCGCATGGTGAAGTTCGATAAACTACCCAACGAAAAACAATGTGAAGCTATTCGGAGGTTAATAAATGAAGGAAATTAATGGTGTAAAATACTACCGAATTTCGGAGGTATGTAAAATGGTAGGGCGGAGTCAGACTACTATCACTCGAGTGTGGTACGGAGCTGCAAATTATGCGAAGGAGCAGAATATCCATTTCCCGTTCTACTTACCTAAATTTCGAAATGATTTAGACGGTAAGAAGACACGGTATTGGAGTGAGGAAGGTGTCCAGAAATTAATTAAGTTTCGGGACTCTATTGTACCCGGAGATTTAGCATTCTACAACCGTCAGCATATGTGGGGAGAACGTCAACTAATTTCAAAGGACCGACAACAATTTAGACAAGAAATGTCTGAACTCGCCGACGCTAATTTAGATGAACTTATGAAGGAGAAAATCTAATGAAAGAAATTCAAAACGAAAAAGAGTTTTTAGCCCTATTACCTCAAGTTGCCCAATCTAATTTGGAACTTGGCGAATTAACCAAGACAGTTAAATCCGGCAAGGAATTACTAAAGAGTTACATGCTACTAGAAGACATTGAGTCAGTAGAAGTAGGGGATTGGGGAGTTACTTGTTCAAGTTCTACTAAATCCTCTATGGATGAAGACATGCTAGTTAAAATTGTTCAGGACTTAATTGAACAATCTGATGGACTTAATAAAGAAGCCTATCAGAATCTAATTGTAATGAAGCCAAGTATCAATGAAGATTTGCTAGAGGACCTAATCTACACCAAGCAGCTTGACCCTGAAGTGATTAAGCCTGCTATCACTGAGACGGTGTCTTACACGTTACGCTTTAAAAAGATTAAGAAGAAGAGCCCTAAATCTCGCAAAAATTCTTAATATTTCGCGGCTATTTAACGTTATTTTAGAGAATACGTAAAATACCATTAAGGAGATAAAACAATGCCTAGAGAGCGTATAAAATCGCAGAATAATAACTCCAGTAATCGTCATCTACTATTTAAGTCTATAGGACTTCCCACGAAGGGTCTATTTGGAAATAGTACGAAAGGTCTATCTAATAGGGATAGGGACTATCTAATTACTAAGGACCAGATACTTAATTTCCTTGACGGTAAAGCCTATACGGAAATTACCTTGAAACAATTAAGTCACTTCTTCCTTGTTCAGTACGAATTTATTTACAAGGTCGAGTGTATTGACTACAATTGGTTCAATTTCCAGACTACGATGAAGAAGTTAAAAGATTATACAGGATACTCCTCATGGGTAGAAATGGCGTGGTTCCTGTACCAATCGATTGACAAAAGTTCGAGATGTTTGTTCGAAAATGTACCTAATGTGATTACGCTGTCTGTATTTAAAAGATCTTGGCTAGTGGACGAATTATTAGACAAATCTCCGAAATTTAGCTCATTTTATTAAAAAGATGTAGACAAAATATAGATCTTTTTCGAACCACTTAACAAATTCGCGAAATTTGGTGTATATCTAGTAAAAAAGACTTTTTTACAAAGTCATTTTTACAGCTGCTTTAGAGCAGCTTAGCAAGCTAGATCTCTCTCCCTCCATCGGGTCCATATATACAGGTATTGAACTATTTTAGGTATATGGACTAATATTAGAAAGGTAAAATAATGGACGTAAATGAAATATGGAAAAGAAAAGTTCATCAATTATTAGTTGAATCAGGAGTACCTAAAAAATATTTAGTTCCTCAAAATCTAGTCCCGCGAAAGGCTGATGATTTAGCCTGGCAGTGGCTGGAGGATTATAGGTCGAATGTTGTTGAAAATGTTAACGAGGGTCGAAATGTTGTCATTACTAGTAGTACAGTTGGTAATGGAAAAACTAGTTGGGCGATTCGATTACTTCAACGTTACATCGCCGAAACTGCTTTAGACGGACTATTAGATGTTAAAGGTGTATTCTGTGTTAGTTCGTCAATGTTAGAAATCTTTGGCGACTTTGGATACTTCGAAACTAGTATTGAATTTTTCAACTACCTGAACCGCCTAAAGACTTGTAGATTATTAGTAATTGACGAAGTGGGGTCAGGTAGGGTTACGCAAGTTTCCTACAACCATTTCTACGACCTTATTAATTACCGGGTAGATAATAACCTTTGTACAATCTATACTACTAACTATTCGGACGAAAAGATTCAGGACGTATTAGGAAAGCGTCTGTATAGCCGAATCTATGATACCTCAACTGTAGTGGAGTTCACTGCGTCAAATGTTCGAGGTTATACCCCGCAGGAGGTGAAGGAATTTGAACGAGCCTAAGTATTTAGTACTGGATAAGAATCTAGTACCTATGATTTATAAGAATGTTAGGGGCGAGATAGTTAAGTGCTGTCGTTTAAAACCAATTAGTGCTTCTGTGTATCTACTTGATAACTTGTTCTTAACGGAACAGGAAGTTCGGGAATACGACGAACGGCTTCTTGATTTTATGTATAAATACTGGAAGGAGAATATTTATGACTTCAAAGTCGAAAAGGTTACTATCCCTTGTGATTAGTTCCGTACTATTAGGCGTAGTAATAGGGGTAGTAAGCATGCTGGTCTATACTAACTCTAAAGTAAAGCAGGTAGAAGATCAGTATCGTAACGCTTATTACCTATCTATGGACGATACCGGTTTATGGTTAGGTGACCGACCTGGTCATAAATTCTATCCAATGTACGACATGCACGGAAATAGATTGGGGGCTAAACGTGATTCAACTACAGGTACTGAATAAGGTACTTCAGGATAAAAGTACTTCTATTTTAGTTAACAATGGAATAACGGAAGAATACTTCAGTGACTACTATCCCGAATATGAGTTCATTATGGACCATGTTCGAAACTATGGGAATGTCCCAGATGACGAGACTGTACTTGAACATTTTCCTGGATTCGAACTTCTGAATATTTTAGAAACTGATGCTTATTTAGTAGATAAGATTCGGGAGGAGCATTTATATAATGCAATGGTACCTATCCTTAGTCAGGCGGCTGAGGATATGCAAACGGATTCAAGTATAGCCGTATCGAACATTCTACCTAAGCTGGAAAAGCTGATCCAGCAATCTAAATTCGTGGGTGGTGTAGACTTAACTAAATCGGCGTACGACCGTTTTAATTGGGCTATGGACATCGCAGATAAGTCAGGTGACTTATTAGGAGTACCTACAGGATTTGAACTATTAGATGATGTATTAGGTGGAATGTTACCGGGTGAGGAATTGATTGTCATTGTAGGACGACCTGGACAAGGTAAGTCCTGGACACTTGACAAGATGATGGCTACTGCTTGGAAGCAGGGTCAATCTGTTTTACTCTATTCCGGGGAAATGAGTGAAATGCAAGTTGGTTCTCGTATCGACACCCTATTATCTAATGTGAGTATTAATTCCATTACTAAAGGGGTCTGGAACGATAACGAGCTAAAGAAGTATGAGGATCACATCGAACTCATGCAAGATAGTGATACTCCTCTCGTAGTCGTTACTCCAATGATGATTGGTGGACGTAACATGACCCCAGCCTTATTAGACAGTATGATTCAGAAATACAAGCCTAAGGTAGTAGGTATTGACCAACTGTCCCTTATGAACGAGTCTATACCAAGTAGGGAACAGAAGCGTATTCAGTACGCTAATATTACCATGGACTTGTATAAGCTATCAGCTAAATATGGAATCCCTATTGTACTAAATGTACAGGCTGGACGTGCGGCTAAAGACGGCGGTAACGACACTATCCAATTAGAACATATCGCAGAATCAGATGCCGTAGGACAGAACGCTAGTCGAGTGATTACAATGCAACGTGACGAAGCTAACGGTATTCTAAGACTATCCGTAGTAAAGAACCGGTACGGCGAGGATAACAAGACTATTGAGTATATGTGGGACGTAACTACAGGTACCTATACTCTTATAGGCTTTAAGAACGATGACGACACGGAAGACAAGTCTAGTCCTGTTATGTTGAAAGCCCGTCAGTCATCTAATAAGTTGCAAAAACAAGTAAGCCGGGAAGGAGTAGAAGCATTTTGAAAGTTAATGGATTATACATTGACGCTACGTGCGAACAAATTATTCAGCGACTTACTTTCGAACTTGAGCGTGACTATGGACGTACCTTATTTAGACGTACAAAGAGCTTAGGTTCGAATATGCAATTCTCCTGTCCATTCCATGGCAACGGTATGGAGAATCACCCATCTTGTGGAATGAGCAGAGAGGTTACATACTCCGGTACACGACTAATTGAAGCAGGTACAGTTCATTGCTTCACTTGCGGCTACACAGCAAAACTGAACGAATTTATTAGTGATCTATTTAATCGAAAGGACGGAGGTTTCTACGGTAACCAATGGTTAAAACGAAACTTCCTATCCGGCGAGGAACAAGTTCGACCTTTATTAGATTTAGGTTTGCGTAAAGGTAGTAAGACGGTAAAACGGTCGTACTCCATTATATCCGAAGAGGAGTTGGAGAAGTACAGATGGATTCATCCTTATATGTACAAACGCAAACTGACTGGCGAGATTATTGAACTATTTGACGTAGGTTACGATAAACTGAACGACTGTATTACAATGCCAGTTAGGGATATGGGGGGAAATACTGTATTCTTTAACCGACGGAGTGTAGGACAGAAATTCCATAAGTACGGGGAAAGTGACCCTAAGACTGAATTTCTGTACGGGGCTTATGAGGTATTGAAGTACCGAGATAGGTTCGAAGATAGTTTGAAATTATACGTTACTGAATCAGCTATCAACTGTCTAACACTTTGGACACTTGGTATCCCTGCTGTGGCTTTAATGGGAGTCGGGGGAGGTAATCAATTCGAACTTCTGAAGAAGATGCCTTTCCGCACTATTGTATTAGCGTTAGACCCAGACGAGGCTGGATATAAAGCTAGTTGCAAAATTCGTCAACGACTAAGTAAGGACAAGGTAGTATACTTCCTAAACTACCCAGCAGAATTTTGGGACAATAAATGGGATATAAATGACAAGCCGGAATTAATAGATTTTACAGATTTGGTCTTGTAATTTATTACCCGATAATGTATAATAGACTTATACAATTTCTTTAGGAGATTAAACAATGAACAAACTTGTGAATGATATTGTGGACTGTATTGGTACAGTTCCGGATACTGATTGTGTAGCCTTGTATAATGTGGACCCTAACGGAGCCCTTGCCGTGGTTTATTCCCGGTACTCAGGTATGTTACATAAAATCGGACAGCGCTATTTTAGCTTTAGCCGAGAAGATGTAGATAGCTTTGTTTGGAGTACATTAGATAAGGCTTTAAGTACGTTTAGAATCGACGCTGGAGCTAATTTTGCTACTTATGTCACAAGACTTATGCGGAACACGATGCGTAATGAATATCGACATTTAAAGGTTACATCTGTGCAACGAGATTGGTATGTAGATGTAGAGTGGGAAGGTAACACGTCTTGTGACGATGTGGATAATTACAATGTATTTTATTCACAGGGTGTGGAGGAAGATTGGTCAGCTATTGACATTACTACTTCACTACCTACCCTACCTTTAACAGATAAGCAATACGCTTATATTGAATGTATCGTACGGAACGGTCAAATCCTAACTGACGCAGAAGTCGCTAAAGAAATTGGCGTTACTCGTGCGGCAGTAGCAGGGATTAAACGTTCATTAGCTAAAAAGTTGGATAATTTCCTAAACTAGTATACCCTACACCTAAATTAGGTGTATATTAAATTATAAGGCACTTATACACTTAAACCCTTATACACTTAAACACTTTAAAGGAGGACCAAGATGGGTCGAGTAAGTATTAATAATTCCGGTAGTTATGGAACCGGTAACGGAAACGGATTCTTTAGTTTAGCTGACGATAAGGATTCAGCAGTCGTTACATTCCTGTACGAAGATCCGGACGGACAGGACATGGATTATTTTGTAGTTCACCGTGCAGACATTGATGGGCGAGAACGTTATGTAAACTGTTTAGCTATTAGTGAAGATGGTGAAAGCATTCATCCAGAAGATTGTCCATTGTGCGAAGAAGGATTCCCTCGTGTAGAGAAGCTATTCCTTCAACTGTATAACGAAAACACTGATCAGGTTGAAACATGGGACCGAGGTCGCAGCTACGTGTCCAAGATTGTTACGCTCATTAACAAGTATGGACCACTTGTCAATCAGCCGTTTGAAATTGTTCGAAGCGGTAAGAAAGGTGATCAACGTACTACTTACGAATTTTTCCCAGAGTCAGCTGATCCAGATGTAACACTTGACGACTTCCCAGAGAAATCAGAGTTGTTAGGTACCCTTATCTTGGACCTAAGTTCAGACCAGATGTACGATGTACTAGATGGTAAGTTCACACTAGAGGATAATTCCTCACGACGCTCTAGCGGGTCTACACCTCGTAGAGGTTCTAGTCGGGATACAGGTTCTCGTAGTCATGCACGTGAATCAGTAGCACGCCGTGGACCTAGTACGTCCGGACCACGTACATCCGGACCACGTACTAGAGGTGGTCGATTCTAAGAGGAAGCAATTTAGCTTCCTTTTTATTTTAGAAAGGTAAACAATGACACAAAAAGGATTATTCGGTATACCTACACGAGGGGGTAGAAAGTCTGACCAGAAGTTACTAGCGCAGAAACGCAACCGTAAAGATTCGGTAGAAGTTACCTATATTAGTGGTGACCATTTACGAGATGCGGTAGCTAGAGCAAAAGCCATGTCTAAACGCATTTTAAAAGATGTACTTCCTAAATTGGAACTAGTTACAGACGAGGACCGACTTGACGAGTATATAGGAGTTTGTATCGAAAATGGAATTGTAGCCCTGGACGTGGAGACTAACGGTAAGGATTCGATACACGAGGACCTCGTAGGTGTCTGTTTGTATACGGAAGGTGAAAAGGCTATTTACGTTCCACTGAATCATCGAAGTAACTTAACGAAGCAACGCATCAAAGATCAAATCGATCCAAAGGTTATGAAAGAGTTCATTGAGGAAATGATTGAATATGATGTGAAGTTTGTGTACCATTTAGGTAAGTTCGATATTAATAGTATCTACTGGCAGCTAGGTATTAGAATGCCTGACCCACTATGGGATACTTACATTGCGTCGAACTTATTGAACGAAAATGAACCTCACTCATTGAAACTTCTTTACGCTAAATACGTGAAAGAGGACGAGAATGCGGAAGTCGCGAAGTTCAATGACTTGTTCAAAGGAATACCATTTAGTTTAATCCCTCCAGATGTAGCCTATATGTATGCGGCCTTTGACCCACTACAGACATACGAGCTTTACAAGTTCCAGGAGAAGTACCTTACTCCAGGAACCGAAGAATGTAAATCGTGTAATTTAGAGCGAGTAAGTGAAGTTTATCAAAATATCGAACTTCCACTAATCAAAGTCTTGTTCGATATGGAGTCTTACGGGGTAGCCTTGGACGAGGTGAAACTTGCGGAAATTAAAGCCGAGTTTGAACAAAAGATGGAGGAAGCTGAAGAGTTATTCAATTATGAGGTAGCTAAGTATGCCCCCGAAATTGAAGATCTTCGAACCATTAACTTCCAGCAATACCAAAAGCTAACGCTGAATGGTAAAGGGGAAGTAACGGTATCTATTTCAAGTAGTACGCAACTCGCAATTCTATTCTACGACATTTTAGGTCTAAAGAGTAATGACGATAGAAGTCCTAGAGGAACTGGCGTAGATATTGTTAAAGCTTGGGACATTCCTATTGCTAAGGCTTTACTTCAGTACCGTAAATATGCGAAATTAGTTTCAACCTACATGACATTAGACGAGTACCTCGCTAAACCTGACAATCGAGTTCATACTAATTTCAAACAGTATGGAGCTAAGACAGGACGTATGTCAAGTGAAGGACCTAACTTACAGAATATTCCATCACGGGGTGAGGGGGCAGTCGTTCGGCAAATCTTTGCGGCAAGTCCTGGACATTACATTATAGGTAGTGACTATTCCCAACAAGAACCTCGTTCACTTGCGGAGTTAAGTGGTGACGAGAATATGATTCACGCTTACGAACAGAATTTGGACTTATACGCAGTAATTGGTTCGAAACTATATCATACTGAATACGAAAACTGTTTGGAGTTCAATCCAGACGGAACTACTAATCCTGAAGGAAAGAAACGCCGTAACAACGTGAAGTCCGTTCTATTAGGTTTGATGTACGGTCGCGGTGCAGCTAGTATCGCTGAACAAATGAAGGTGAGCGTAAAGGAAGCTTCTAAGGTTATGGAAGACTTCTTCAAGCAGTTCCCTAAAGTAGCTGAATACATTGTATTTGTTCAACAACATGCTATTGACTACGGGTACACAGAGACGGCTACAGGTCGACGCAGACGACTTCCTGACATGAGTTTACCGCAGTATACTTTCGAATATGTAGACGCTAGTAAGAACGAGAACTTCGATCCATTAGACTTTGACGGGAAAGCTGAAGGGTCTACTGAAGTACCTGACTACATTATTGAACAGTATTGGGCGGAGTTGGATAGAGCTTGGGGGTTCAAAAAGCGTAACGAAATTAAATCACGTGCGTTAGAGGAGGGTATTAAGATTCATGATAACGGCGGTAAAATAGCCGACGCTGAACGTCAATGTCTAAACTCCGTGATTCAGGGAACCGCCGCAGACATGACTAAATATGCTATGATTAAGGTACACAATGACCCTGAATTGAAAGAACTAGGGTTCCATTTAATGATTCCGGTACACGACGAGTTATTAGGTGAGATTCCTAAGGAGAATGCGAAACGAGGGGCGCAACGATTGACGGAAGTTATGATTGAAGCCGCTAAGGATATTATTAGCCTACCTATGAAATGTGACCCTAGTATTGTAGATAGATGGTACGGAGAGGAGATTCAATTGTGATTGTAATTATTACATGTGGTAAAGCAAAACAAGCTTGTCCAGCAAAAGCTATTGACATTTACATAGGCTCCGTATTTAAGGGCAAATTGAAATATGCTAAGTCCTTATACCCAGATGCTCCGATTTACATCCTAAGCGCTAAGTACGGTATTATTCCGTCTGATAAGATTATTGAACCCTATGACCTAATGGTACCTGAACGCGAAAATGAATTTTTCCGAAAATGGTCTAAAGAAGTATTAGGTCAGCTAAAACAATTCGACCCTAGGGAGGAAGTTGTATTCTTAGGTAATCAGCATTATTACAAGCCGGTAGATAAATATTTTACAGGTAAGAAGCATGCTCCGATTATTGGACTGACTCCAGGTCGACAATTAGCTAGATTGTCTCAGGAGTTGGATAGCGTGAAAAATTCACAGCAACGGAGACTCTTTTAGTCACTATGTTTAAAATAGGTAACCCTCGGTACCTATTTTTTACTCTTGGTAAACAAATTGACGAAATTTGGTGTATAATAAAGTATACAGATTTTCAATTCGTTTGACCTGTAACTAATAAAAATAAACGGAGGGCCGCATGAACAAAGTGGTTTTATTGAGTGGAGGAGTTGACTCCACTACCTGCCTCGCAATGGCAGTCGCTAGATACGGAGCCGATAAGGTTACCGCATTAACTTTCTTGTACGGGCAAAAGCATTCAAATGAATTGCAAAACGCCCGTAACGTAGCAAAACATCTAGGAGTTGAACTTGTAGAAGCGGCAGTTTCTCGACAGATTTTCCAAGGTTCGAAATCTACTCTACTACAAGGTAACGGGGAAATTTCCCATGAATCCTACGCTGACATTTTAGCTAAGAATGGTGAAGGTGTTGTAGATACCTATGTACCATTTAGAAATGGATTAATGTTGTCACAAGCCGCAGCATTGGCTTATAGTAAGAACGCAGATGAGGTTTGGTACGGAGCTCACAGTGATGACGCTGCTGGGTCAGCTTATCCAGACTGTACACCCGAATTTTACGCCGCTATGGACCAAGCAATTTTCCAAGGTACTGGACATACTGTACATCTACTTGCTCCACTCCTTAACCTAAATAAGGCGCAGGTAGTAGCCGCTGGACTTAAAATTAACGCACCTTATGAACTTACTCGTTCATGTTACGAAGGACATGAATACGCTTGTGGTAAATGTGCTACGTGTATCGACCGTTTACATGCGTTTGAAGTGAACGGTGTTACTGACCCTGTCCAATACGAAAGGAACTAAAAATGAAAGTTTGTAAACAATTTAGCTTTGACGCAAGTCATCAACTTGTAGGTCATTTTGGAAAATGTGCTAACCTACACGGTCATACCTATAAGGTTGAACTATCCTTTACTGGACCACTTCATACGGAAGGTTCAAGCGAAGGTATGGTAGTAGACTTCTATCATGTTAAGAAGTACGCTGGAGCACTTATCGACCGTCTAGACCATGCTACATTGCTCCGAGGAGATGAACCTATTGCACTAGCTAACGCCGTAAGTACTAAGCGAGTTATCTTTGGATTCCGGACTACCGCAGAGAATATGTCTAAATTCTTAGCATGGTATTTAGGAAAAGCTCTTCAACCTTACGCTCGTTTAGACTTTGTTCGATTGTGGGAAACACCTACAGGGTACGCAGAGAGTGACTACTATGAAATCTTTACAGATGAAGAAGTAGAGCAGTACTACCAAGTTCGATTCTACGACAAGCATGGGTACATCACAGTAAAGGAGTTGTTAGAAAATGCCAAATCAGTATAATCAGCCTGACCGTGGGAAGATTAAAATTCGTACCAATAGTAAGACCGAGTTTCCAGTTATGGAAATTTTCGGACCTACTATTCAGGGCGAAGGTATGGTAATCGGTCAAAAGACTATTTTTATTCGTACAGGTGGATGCGATTTTCACTGCAACTGGTGTGATTCAGCTTTCACATGGAACGGTACTACTGAACCGGAATACATTACAGGTCTTGAAGCCGCTAACAGAATCCTGAAATTAGCGTTCAACGACAAAGGTCAGCAAATTTGTAATCATGTTACACTGACAGGAGGTAACCCAGCACTGATTGGTGAACCTATGCAAGAAATGATTACTGAATTGAAGAAGTACGGCTTTAAGTTCGGACTAGAGACCCAAGGTACTCGATACCAAGAGTGGATGAAAGAAGTATCCGACATTACACTAAGTCCTAAACCGCCGTCAAGTGGGATGCGTACTAATATGAAAATCTTGGAAAAGATTATTGAACGATTTAATGAAGAGGGACTCGAATGGTCGTTTAAGATTGTAATCTTCGACGATGTAGATTTAGCTTACGCACGTAACCTATTTCAAGAGTTCGCCCACTTAATGCGTCCAGTAAACTACCTATCAGTAGGTAACGCAAACGCCTACGAAGAGGGTAAAATTAGTGACCGCTTACTGGAAAAACTTGGCTGGTTATGGGACAAGGTATTCGAAGACCCTGCGTTCAATAACGTAAGACCTTTACCGCAATTACATACATTGGTATATGACAACAAACGAGGAGTATAAAATGAAAATTGAACAATTAGATAAAATAAGTAACATCTTGGGACGTGAGAATGGATTTTCTTCACTTGGTGTAAATGAAATTACTACGCTAGACAACGCTGAATCAGCTATTCAAGGACTGTTTAGTCTATTAGGTGAGGACGCTGACCGTGATGGGTTACAAGATACGCCTTTCCGGTTTGTAAAAGCACTTGCTGAACATACCGTAGGATACCGTGAAGACCCTAAACTACATTTAGAAAAGACGTTTGACGTTAACCATAACGACCTCGTCCTAGTGAAGGACATTCCATTCAACTCCCTATGCGAACACCATTTAGCCCCGTTCGTAGGTAAGGTTCATATCGCTTACATTCCAAGTGATAAGATTACTGGACTATCTAAATTCGGACGAGTTGTAGAAGGGTACGCTAAACGACTTCAAGTTCAAGAACGTTTGACCCAAGAAATCGCAGATGCTATCCAGGAAGTTCTAAACCCTCAAGCCGTTGCAGTAATTGTAGAAGCGGAACATACTTGCATGAGCGGTCGTGGGATTAAGAAACACGGGGCTACTACTGTTACTTCAACAATGCGTGGATTGTTCCGCGAAAACGATGCTGCTCGAGCTGAACTACTTCAACTTATTCGTAATTAGGAGGTCAGTATGCAAGCATTTAAACGCAAAAAGATGGTCAGCGAACTTCAATTAGGTTTGACTTTGCTTTTCGTAGTAGCCCTGGTAGTAAGTAACATTATTACAAGTAAACAGGTACTTCTTCCATTTAACATTACAATGACTGGAGCCGTGTTTATTTTCCCTATTACTTACATCCTATCCGACTTGGTGTCTGAAGTATACGGATACCGCTGGAGTCGTTTAACTTGTTACTTTGGATTTGCGGCTAACCTATTTGCCGCCCTAGTCTTTAGCGCAGTGATTCAAAGTCCTGCCCCAAGTTACTGGCAAAATCAGGAAGCTTTCCAAACAGTTCTAGGAAGTACCCCTCGTGTACTAGTAGCTTCACTATTAGCATTCGTTATTGGGGACTATGTAAACGACCGTATCTTTGCTAAAATGAAACGTAAATACCCGGATTCAATTAAGGGATTTGGTTCACGTGCAATCTTTTCCAGTCTCATGGGCGAACTAGTAGATAGTCTAGTATTCCTTCCATTAGCATTCTGGGGACTAATGCCTGTACAGACACTAATCATTATGACACTTAGTCAGGTAGTAATTAAAACGGGTTACGAATTAGTTATCCTTCCATTTACTACCATTGCGGTGAAGTTAGTTAGTCGATATGAAGACAGAAAGGTTGAACATGAGTATTAATTTATACTTCGCTGGAGGATGTGCAAAGGCTATAGAGGACTTCCTATTATCTCGTAACGCTAATCGATTGTTTACTCAGAAGTACGAACGAACTTCTACAGGTAAGACTTGGTTCGAATACGCAGATAGTCATCCAGATTTCAGTGGTAAGGTATTTGTAGATTCAAGTGCCTATGGCGCGTGGACAAGAAATGTTCACATTGACATAGACGAGTACATTGATTACCTAAATAGTAATCAAGGAAGGTTCGAAGTTATTGCGTCACTTGATGTGATTCCAGGGGATAAGGGACACTTTGCTACACGTCAACAAGTATTAGATGCAAGTAGTCAGTCATGGGATAATTACTTGTATATGTACGAACGAGTGAAAGACCGTGACCGTGTTATTCCAGTATTTCACATTGGGGAACCGTGGGACTATTTAGATAAGATCCTGAACCACCGTCACAAAGACGGGTCTAAAGTGTTGTACATGGGATTAGGTGGACTAGTAGGTGTCCACGGTAACGAACGTGAGAAATGGCTTAGTCGTGTATTCGAAACTATTCAAAGTAGTTCGAACCCTGAAATTAAGACGCACGCCTTTGGTGTTACCGCGGTTAAAATCTTGGAACAATTTCCATTCACGTCAGCGGACTCTACTTCAGCCATTCTTACAGGCGCAATGGGTAACATTATGACCCCTTATGGAAATATTAGTTTTGCTCGTAAGGATGGAGGAGCTGCGAACTTCTACCGTTTAGGTAAGCCGGTACAAGACAGTATCTTACAACTGATTCAGGAATCCGGTTTGAACTTTACAGTCGAGGAACTCGCAGACAATTACATTGCACGTGAATTAATCAACTGTCAGTACTTACTTGATTGGGCTAGTAATTATACTTACACGCCTATCAAGCATAAACAGAACCGATTATTTTAGCTCCTTATGAAATGACCTTATTATTAAATAAGGTCTTTTTAGGTGTTTACAAAATATCGAAAATTGGTGTATATTAATGTATAACTAAAATTAAAGGAGGCTCAAGATGAGCATTACGTTTAAAACGCAGACCCTTATGCAGGTCGTAGGCCAGCTAAATCGATTAGTTCCTAGTAAGTTACTCGAAATTACTCGATATTGGTATATCGAAGGAGCTGATGGAATTGTTACCTTTACAGCTTATGACGGTTCCAACTGGCTACGCTATACCCTCGAAGCTGACGGGGAAATTGACGTCATTGTGAAAGCTGAACAATTTGGTAAACTAGTTGAAAAGACTACCGTGGATTCTATTTCCCTTACACCTAAGGCGGAGTACTTGGAAGTTAAAGGTAACGGTACTTACAAGGTAGATATTGTACCAAGTGATGAATCTTATCCATTGTTCGACGAAGCCCTACCGGAGGATTTAAGTGAGGACGACGCTAAGTTATTGAAGTCTTCCCTGTTCTACAATATCGCCAACGTGAACGACTCCGCTGTATCTAAAAGTAACGCAGACGGTATCTATACAGGTTACCTATTAGACGGAGATCAAGCTATTACATCTGATATTATTCGGGTGTGTCTGAATCCTATTGACGATATTGGGGCTAAGTTACTTATCCCGTCTTCACTAATGCGACTACTTTCCTCTTTAACAGACGACAAGCTATACCTTTGGACATTAGATGATGAGTTCATTTATGTATCTACTGCGACGGTAGAGATTTATGGTCGTGTAATGGAGGGAGTCGAAGACTATCAGGACATGAGTGTCATGGATAGCCAAAAGTTCGAATCAGTAGTTACACTCCCTACGGCGGATATTCAAAGTATCCTAGACCGTCTTACTTTGTTCATGACTGCGTTCGACAAAGGTACAATTCACTTAGACTTCGGACCTAAACAGCTTGCGATTATTACTACATCAGGTTCTAAGGAGCTGGTTAAGTACGCTTCAGGGGATAAAGGTAGTGACTTCACGTGTGCGGTAAATAGCCTACTATTGCGGGATATTTTAGCTACTGTATCGGAAGATTACTTCACTCTTCATTTTGGAAATGAACTATGTCTTAAGATTGAATCCAATGGGGTTACTTACTACTTAGCTACCCAAGAAGAAGGAGACGCTTAATGGCTAGTAAACTGTCCAGAATTGCAAAAATGGTAGCGGCTGAAAAAGTAAATGAGCCTGCGGCTAATTTCGTGGACAAGTTTACTCAGGTTATTGAAACTACCCAAAAGGCTTACACTCCATCCACCTACTATAAACCAAGTGGCGTGGGTGGATGTATTCGTAAGATGTATTTCGAGCGAATAGGTAAGGCTTTACAAGATAACGCTAGTTACAATCTAATTGCTATGGGGGAAGCTGGTACATTTAGACACGAAGTCCTTCAGGAGTACATGGTTCAGATGTCCAAAACTGACCCAGATTTTGAGTGGTTAGATGTAGCAGAATACCTAGAGGAAAATCCTGTAGAGGGTACTGAGGTTGACAAGAACTTCGTTAAGAATGAATACGAGACGAAGTGTAAGAATGAATTACTTCAGCTATCGTTCCTATGCGATGGACTTGTAAGATGGCGTGGTAAGGTGTACATTATGGAAATTAAAACTGAAACCATGTTCAAGTTTAATAAGCATACTGAACCTTACCCAGAGCACAAGATGCAAGCTACTTGCTATGGAATGTGTTTAGGTGTTGACGATGTACTGTTCTTGTACGAGAACCGGGATAACTTCGAAAAGAAGGCTTACACCTATCACATTACTGACGCTATGAAGGACGAGGTATTGGACAAGTTAGTTACTTGCGAAGAGTATGTAGAGAAAGGGGAGAGCCCGAAGATCTATTGTTCATCTAATTACTGTCCGTACTGCCGAAAGGAGGGACGTAGCTTATGACCTATACGGGTAAAATGTTCGAGGAGGATTTTAGGAAGGGAGCAGATCTTTGCGGAAATCACGCAAGATTTTCCCGTCTGTACGATACTACGAACGGCTTTAGAGGAGTTGCAAATCCATGTGACTTTATAGCCGCGACGAAGTATGGGACAGTTTACGTTGAACTAAAGACTACTCATTCTAGTTCCTTACCATTTTCCAATATTAGTGAGCATCAATGGAATGAATTATTCCTAGCTGATCAATGTCCGTATGCTTTAGGTGGCGTATTAGTTTATTTCCCTAAGCACGCTATGATTAAATGGTACCCTATGACTGACCTTACTCGTCTAAAACATCAAGGGAAGAAGAGTATTAATCCTTCAGTAGAAGCAGATATTGGTTATTCTGTACCTTACCTAAAGAAGCGTACCCGACTTACTATCCCTATTGAAAATGTTCTTAAAGCGTTCAAGGGACATTTAGCGGACAAGGCTAATGGGTAGAGCTAAGTTACCGCACATTGATATACGACTTGACGAGCTTGCGGAAGCTTCGAAGAACGCCGAAGATTATGGAGAAATTGTCAATGTCGTAGTGGACGAAGTAGTTCAGAAAGCTACGAAGCCTTTGGACGATGTGATGGAGAAAATCCAGGAACATCTTACAGACGTTCAATCTATGACTACCGAAGATCTGAACTATTTCATTACCTACCTTCCTACTGTTATGTACTTCACTACAGACAGAGCCGAGTTGGTAGGTATTAAGATGGACGCAAGTGCTGCGATTCGCCGTGAGAAGTACGACGATTTATATGCGTTTGCGGCCGGTAAAACAATTCCAGATAAAGAATCAGAAACTCGTAAATTAGTTATGAACGAGTCTGTTATCGAAACTGCCTATAAACGAGCCTACAAAAAGGTTCAGTCTAAACTGGAACAAGCTGATAAAGTATTAGCTTCCCTTAAAAGAGTTCACCAATTTAGACTTAATGATATTGAACTCACACAATATAATTCAACAGGAGTAACATTACATGCAAAAAGAAATCGCCGTAAAGATGATTGACCCTAAATTGGACCGACTTAAATTCACAGGAGATTGGGTCGATGTACGAACTAGTTCCATTACTGAAATCAATGCTAGTAAGGAACAAGTTTCGAAATGTCGAACCATTCTTCAAAAAGCTCAAGTCTGTCCTATTAAGGCGGGCGAAAGCATTAAAATTGCACACGGGTTTGCTTTAGAACTACCTAAAGGACACGAAGCTATTCTCCACCCTCGCTCAAGTCTGTTCAAGAAAACAGGACTAATCTTTGTCTCTAGTGGAGTTATTGACGAGGGGTACAAGGGGGACACAGACGAGTGGTTCTCAGTCTGGTACGCAACCCGCGACACTGAACTATTCTACGACCAACGTATTGCCCAATTCCGAATCCAACCTAAACAACCTGAACTGAAGTTTAACTTCGTGGATACTTTAGGTAACGACGCTAGAGGGGGGCATGGAAGTACAGGAGATTTCTAATGAAGCTAGAACAACTTATGCAAGATTGGAATAAGGATTCCAAGGCGTTGGTAGCTGTACATGGATTAGAACGGGAGAACTTACCTCGTATCCCGTTCTCTACTCCTATTATGAACTATCAAACGTATGGAGGACTTCCTCGTAAGCGGGTCATTGAGTTCTTCGGACCCGAGTCTAGTGGTAAAACTACATCGGCATTGGATATCGTAAAGAACGCTCAGTACATTTTCCAGGAAGAGTGGGAACAGTTACAAGAGGATTTGAACGCTAAGTTAGAAGAGTTACAGAACGCAAAAGGTTCGAACAAGACTAAAATTAAGGAAATCCAAATGCGTCTAGACGCCCATAAGGAACCGCTAAAAATTGTATATCTAGATTTAGAGAATACACTTGATACAGATTGGGCTAAGAAATTGGGCGTGGACGTGGACAACCTTTGGATTGTACGTCCGGAACATAATTCCGCAGAAGAGATCCTTCAGTATGTACTAGATATGTATGATACAGGAGAAGTAGGTCTTATTGTTTTAGACTCTTTACCTTACATGGTTAGTCAGAACTTGATGGACGAGGAGTTGACCAAGAAAGCCTACGCAGGTATCTCAGCGCCGTTAACGGAGTTCAGTCGAAAAGTAACTCCACTACTTACTAAATACAACGCTATTTTCTTAGGTATTAACCAAGTACGGGAAGACCTAAATAGCATGTACTCCACCTACTCTACTCCAGGTGGTAAGATGTGGAAACACGCTTGCGCGGTTCGAATCAAGTTCCGTAAAGGTGACTTTATTGACGAGAAGGGCGAAAAGGTTAATAGGTCCGCTCGTAACCCCGCAGGTAACATGGTGGAAGCCTTTGTCGAGAAAACTAAAGCCTTTAAGCCTGACCGTAAATTAGTTCAGTACACCTTGTCCTACCATGAAGGTATCCAAGTAGAAAGTGACCTTGTAGACGTAGGAATTGAATACGGATTCGTTGGTAAGAGTGGGGCGTGGTTCACTATCCTTGACCCAGATACTGGTGAAATTTTACAAGATAGTGCTGGCGAGGATTTAAAATTCCAAGGTAAGGCTCGTATTGTAGAACGTCTACGAACTGATGACGAAGTATTCAATGACCTTATGACCGCAGTACATGAAGCTATTACTTACGAAGAACAGTAGAGGCTAATCATGGTTCAACGAACACTATTTAATCGGCCGACAGGTCCTAAATTAGCTACAACTAGAAAGCGTTCACCTCTCAATTCTAAAGTACTAACACTTATGAACCAAAGGGAACGTCAAGTCTTAGTTCACTCTAATTTATACTACCGGCAGAATACGAATATTGTAACTGACGCACAATACGATAGATGGAGTCATGAACTATATGACCTCATTACAAAATATCCTAAAGAATTTAGGAAGTCCGCATGGTTCCAAGCATTTAGGGACTTTGATGGAAATACTGGAATGGGCTTACCGTATACACATCCATGGGTAGAAGGTACGGCCCTTCATTTATTGAAGATTACAGGAGGGAAAAGCTAGTGATAAATTTAGCTAATAAATATCGCCCAAGAGCCTTTCAAGACGTAGTAGCTCAAGGGTATGTAAAGCAGATTTTACTGAACCAATTAGAGACTGGAGAGATTAAACACGCCTATTTATTTTGTGGGGGAGCGGGAACAGGTAAGACTACCTCCGCTCGTATTTTCGCAAAAGAGGTAAATAACGGGGAAGGTACTCCTATTGAAATTGACGCAGCGTCTAATAACGGTGTAGAAAATGTGCGTGACATTATTGAGGACAGCAAGTTTAAATCGCTAGACAGTAAGTACAAGGTATATATCATTGACGAGGTTCATATGCTTTCTACAGGCGCATTTAACGCCCTACTAAAGACACTAGAGGAGCCTCCTACAGGTACTATCTTTATTCTATGTACCACTGACCCTCAAAAGATTCCAGCTACAATCATGTCCCGAGTTCAGAGATTCGACTTTACTCGAATTAGCGTTGACGACATTGTTAGCCAGCTTAAGTATATCCTAGAGTCCGAGAACGCTGAAGGAGCTTCGTACGACTATGATATTGAGGCTTTACGGTTCATTGCTAAATTAGCAAATGGTGGGATGCGAGACGCTATTACACGTCTAGAAAAAGTATTAGATTACACAGACTACGTAACTGTTCAGGAAGTAGCTGATGCTTTGGGCACTCCTGATTACGAAACGTTCGTAAACTTAACTAACACTATCCTATCTAATAGTACGTCAGACGCATTGAAACTATTAGATGAGTTCCACATGAGCGGTAAGGACCTTAAACTAACCATGCGTAACTACACTAACTTCTTAGTCGATGTATGTAAGTACTTCCTAACGAAGGATTTAGAGCTTACTAACTTACCGGACCATTTAGAAGAAGATTTAGCGGACATTAGAAATTCTACTGGATACTCTATCTTACTATGGATGTTAGAAGAAATGAACTCTTTGAACTCTACTATTAAATGGGAACCCAACGCTAAACCTATTATCGAAGCACAGATATTATTAATGACGCAGGAGGATTGATATGATTAAGTTCATCGGCCAAGGTAAGGCTAAAGAGTTCGTAAAACGCCGCAAGTCCTTACCTAACTGTACTGTCATTATTGGACCTAAACGGAGCGGTAAGAGCACGTTTGCGCGGTATATCTGCGAGGAATTAGGGTATAATTGTGTATTTATTGATAACAAGGTAGACAGCATTCGGGAAATGATTGAACTTAGTTCGAGTCTAGCCCAGCCTACTTTATTCGTTACCCGGATGTCGGGAATGTCAGTAGGCGCTAAAAACAGTCTGCTAAAGGTAACAGAAGAACCGCCTAAGAATGTTCACTTATGTCTACTGGCCTACACAGAAGGTGACGTATTAGATACACTAATCTCCAGGTCGTGGGTTATTAACCTACTACCGTATTCCTGCGACGAAGTTGCGTACTACCTAGAGCGCTATGTGAAAGGTGTACGTGACATTATACCTCTTAGTACCCTATTCAGTAGTCCTGGACAAGTTAACCAAGTGATAACGGAGTACGGCAAAGAGGGACTAGAATTGTATTTAGAAAAGGTTCAATTCTTTTACGACAACATCTTTGAAGCTTCCTCTAGTAACGCCCTAAAGATGGCTGACTGGTTCCGTTTTAAGGATGCGGACACCGCAGAGGATACGCTCATACCTGAACTATTTTTAGAGCTATGTATGAACTACATAGGTACGCAAAATCGTAACATTTTAGATACTGATACACTTGTTCGAAACTATGCACTTCTTCGAAAACTTGCAATCTGTTTAGGTTCTGTAAGTACTAAGGGACGGAACAAGTTATTCGCGATTAATAAGCTAATCAAGGAGGTACACGAAATTGGCTAATTTAATGGAGTTTATGACTCATATTAGAGAAGATAGATTACTTCCTTTTTACATCTTCACTGGCGAAGAGATTGGGCTTATGAATGTATACCTAGGTCATATACAGTCACCTGTTATTCGCGAAAGTAGTGTAGCTAGTGTTATACGTCCATTAACTCAACGCTCTATTGTAAATACTAATCGTGTTTACGCAGTAAGGGACGACAAGGAGTTTATATCCAATGAATCCCGCTGGAAAGTTTTAGAGGACATTAAGTACGGTACGCTTATCCTCATGTACACTAAATTAGACTCGCGTAGTAAATTCTTAAAACAGTTTGCTAACAATGTAGTCATGTTCGATAAAATGACAACACCTCAACTAGTGAACCATTTTTCTAGGAAATTTAACTGTACAGTACCTATCCTAGAGTATGTAATCGAAGCTTGTGACCGAGATTATTCGCGAATTGAAAACGAACTTGATAAGATTAGTCGAGTAGACTTACCTACAGAAGAGGCAGTAGATTCGTTAATTTACCGAGAACTTGAGTTCGAAATCTTTGAAGCGGTTAAGTGTGTTATTAGTTACCGACCTACACAATCTTTCGAACACGTCAATACCCTACTAAGTAAGCAGGAAAACGTACTAGGGTTTCTTACATTACTGTACAATCAATTCAGCGCCGCAAGTCGAATATTAGGTACGGATAACGCTAAAGAATCTACTGTAGGTATTAAACAATTCACTATTAATCAAATTAGGTCGAACTTTAATTACTCATTAGATTCGGCTTTTGAAGGAATGGTAATTATTGGGGACATAGTCGAAGGTATTAAGTCCGGACTATATACAGATGTGACAGGTGTTCAAATTTGCTTATTAAAACTTTTTGAATTGTCGTAAACCAATTCGATAAATTCGGTGTATATTAAACTAAGTAAAGGAGGAGCCAATGGGTAACAAATCACCGACAAAACTAGCCCGAGTATTCCTAGCCGGGAATTTAGGGTACCTAGAAAGCCTAATTAGTCAATATGGACCTACTATGTCCATTCAGGAAATTTACAATAAAGAAAAGGAAAAACAAAAATGACGAACATTAAAACATTCAAGCAGCTAGTTACTAAGCATATTCAGCGTGATGGGGTGGATAACCTTTTAGAGTGGGTAACTAATGAAACCGACTTCTTAACAGCACCAGCTAGCACTCGATACCACGGTTCTTATGAAGGTGGATTGCTTGAACATTCCCTTAACGTATTCAACCAACTTGTCTGGGAAATGGACCATGTGGTAGGGGAAGGTTGGACTGAACTATATTCTATGGAAACCGTAGCTATCGTAGCATTGTTCCACGACCTCTGCAAGATTGACCGTTATGTATTAGGTCAAAAATGGCGTAAGGACGAGAACGGTGAATGGGAATCCTATGACGCTTACGAATACAACCAGCAGAAACCTGAAATGGGACACGGAGCTCAATCTGTTTACTACCTACAGAAGTTCATTCAGCTAACTGAAATGGAGGCTCAAGCTATCTACTGGCACATGGGAGCATATGATATTAGTCCTTACTCTACATTAGCCGCATGTAGCGAAACCTTTAAATGGAACCCACTTGCATTCTTGTTACACCGTGCAGATATGGCCGCTACGTATGTAGTTGAAAACGAAGCCTTTGAATATGCTACCGAACCTGTAGTGCAGGAAGCTGAACCTGTTGAAGAAGTGGAAGAGAAGCCAGTTCGTAAGCGTGCTCGTAAAACTGTTAAGGAAGAACCTGTAGAGGAAGAGCAGGAAGAGGAAAAACCAGCTCGTACTCGTCGACGCCGTAAAGCAGTTAAAGAAGAGGACGTACAGGAAGAGCAGGAAGCTGAACAAGAAGAACCTGTAGCACGTATCACTCGACGTAAAAAGGTAGCTGAAGCTGAACCCGAAGAGGTTAAGGAAGAGGAACCAGTGGAAGAGGAAAAACCTTCCAAGATTCGTCGACCTCGTAAAGGTGTACGAGCTAAGTCAGGAGACCCTGTAGTAACTACATACTACTTCTACAACGAAGCTGATGACTATTACTACAAGAAAGACGTCAATGAGCCGGACAACGGCGATGACATTTTAGTAGATGAACTTGAGTATTTAGATGCTATGTGTCCGGTACTTGAGGAAGACTTCTTCTACACTCTTGACGGCAAACCTGGTAAATTAGCTAAAGGCGAACGCTTGCCGGAAGAGTACGACGAAGAAACTTGGGAACCTATTACTAAGGAAGAGTACGAGGAAATGACTAAGCCTGTTGAAAAGACTGTCGTACGTGCGTCTCGTAAGAAACCTACCCCAAGCCGCCGACCACGTCCATAGGAGGATTGAATATGTGTGAACATTGTAATGAACAAGAGACAGCTGATGTATCATTTGTGTTACGTAACCAAGAAGGGCAATCTACTGACATTAAATTCTCTTACGAAGAATTAGAGGAGTTTTCTAAACGGATTGACGAGATGGCGCATCAAGGCCACGAGAACTTCCAAAAGATGGTCGCTATTGCCTATCTAAGTAACAAGGAAGTTCAGTCATACGCAATTCGTGAATCGTTACTGGAAGCTAAATTTGCAACCTACCGTGAAGCTGTATTAGAAGCCGCTAAGGAGTCAACCGACCTTGAACAGTTCCGCAAAGAGTTACAAACAATTGAAAATACTAATGATTTAGTAGAAGACTTATCACCGTTATTAGCCCAAATGATGGAGGACTAACATGGAACGAATATGCGCAGTAATGGTATTTGAATACCATAACGATTCTAAACCTATAGAAATACCTGCGTTATTCGATTGTATGGAAGATATAGAAGCCATAGTGGACTATGTTGAACTAGTGATGGATGACCCAGACCCTTCGCGAGGAGGGTCCGTTATCCTGACTCCATACAATCCGGATATTAACGGAGAGTATATTGCAGTAAATTGCGTAGTTAGTCTAAGACATATTAAAGCAATGAAATGTACATGCAGTGTAATTAAATATAAGGAGCCGCTAGATGTCTCAAAATCGTAGACAGTTATCCACTAGTGTCAAGGCGTTTGTAGAGGATTATAAACGGGCGAAGCTTAGAATAGCCTATCTAAATTCTAAACACGCGCACAATGCGGATAATGAATTAGAAAGTTTGACTCATTTTGTAAAATGTATAGATGATATGGTATTATGTTTCCCAGAAAGTCAGCAAATTATTTTCCAGAAGTGTATATTAGATGACCTTCCAGTTACGAAAGCTGCTTTGGAAATTGGATACCATTACACCTGGGTACTAGAGCTCCGAGACCGTGTTGTTAAGGCTCTAGAATGTGCTATTCATAACGACGGGATTATTACATCCGATTTAGGATTAAAATTGAAGGAGGTTATAGATGGTAACTGCATTAATTAAAGGCGTTAGCATTATCTTATTTCTAGCCAGTGCGTTAAGTGCATTATACGCACTACTACGTCTACCGTTATTAGATAGAGGTGCAGATATAAATCCAGTAGCAGTGGTAACAGGACTATTCTGTAGTACCCTTATTCTCGTAATTACCGGCTGGTATTTAACGGTAATGCTATGAGGAAGGGTATACCGACTAGAAGAGCTAGTTCGCGACAGGAGAAGCAAATTGCGCGTGAATTAGGTGGACGTGTCCAGCCCAATAGTGGAGCAACTGATTTCTATAAAGGGGACGTCATGACAGACAACATGCTAATTGAATGTAAGACTGTTATGAAACCTCAACGTTCCATTACTGTTAAGAAAGAATGGTTCGAAAAGAATGAGCAGGAACGGTTCGCCAGTAAGAAAGATTATTCCGCAGTAGTATTTGACTTCGGGGACGGACAAGAGCAGTATATAGCTATGGATGTTAAAGCATTTAAAAGGTTACTTAGGGACCAAAAGGAGGACATATGACAGATAACCAGAAGTGTTTATTAGTAATAGACGAGCAAGGTCAATTACGCCAGTATGAGTTAGACGGGGTAAACAGTACTTACCTAGATGTAACTAATCTAGACCCTATTGTACTGAAGACAGTAATTGAACTAATTTCTCGTAGCCGTGTAGGTGTTAATAAGTACGGTACTACACTACATGAGAACCACGCAGATGACTTTTTACAGCATGCTAAGGAGGAAGCACTAGATTTAGCTAATTACCTTACCAAGTTGCAATCGGAGCAAAAATAAAAAGACCCCTCTCAGGTCTTTTTTATTTGTTCGAATTATTTACAAGCTGCTCGTAAGCGAAGTCAATTAATTCTTGTCGAGTAAACTGATACGCCTTACCATTTAGAACTACGACAGGAAGTAGGCTAGTGTCTATGCCCACGCACCCAATACCGTCACTTGTTAACAGGAACTCCATATCATTACGAAGTAAGTTCACGTCCTTTAGGTCTTTAATACTTCCTACCATTCTCCATCCCCCAATTCTTTCACTACCGTGTTACAATCTAAACATCTCCAAAATTTGCCGCTAGGAACAGGTTCAGGTACATTTAGCTTATCACCAAATTGATTAATAGTAAACACTCCTGGGTACTTAAATGTACATCCAATTTCCATAGACTTGCATTTTGGACATTGTAGTTTTTCGAACTTCTTCTTGTGTTTGAACAATTGAACACATTCTAAATCAGTGAACAATCTATCGTCCTTATAGACAATACCTTCCATTAGCTCGTCTTCTGGACACCCCTCGTCTAACAAGTCTCCGATAGTGTGAGAGTAGGCAGTAAGTACAGAAAACAGTCCGGGCGCGTGTCTTTTACTAACTTGAAGTTCAGTACAGGTCATCCAAGGCTGAGGAGTTTTGGTAAAGATTCGAATTCCTTCAGTATAACTCAAGTTCGGGTCAATGTTCCCTAACAGGCGCAGAACAGTTCCATTCATAATCATGTCTACATATACCTGAAATGTATCCATATTAGCTAAATACTTACAAGTAATCTTTCTATATAGAATGGATGGAATATCTCGTACGACCGTAGCCGGTCTAGTTCTATGAGGTTTACGTTTCTTATTCTTAGCCATTATTCCTGTACCGCTGTAGGTTGTTTTAACTCTACAATTTCCTTCCCTTGGTATTTTACCACTTCTTCTAATTGAACTACTTTGGATTCTAGGTTATGTAAACGGTAATCTAGACGCTGACGTTCGTCCCGAATTGTAACAAGGGTAAATATTAGAATACCGAATGCACAAAGTGTGGCAAGTGTAGTAATTGAATAAATAACACGGTCAATTCTAATTCTTCTCTTCATGTATGGGTACATATTAAACCTCTTTCTCTACTGTAATTTTAAAATCTTGCTCATTTACGCTTAGAGACAAAACTGTCCCAAGTCGTTTTTCATTCGTTAATAAATCAATAATAATTTCTAAAACTTGCTTACCTAGAACCAATTGGGTGGCTACGATATCTGACTCGTCCATTGTTATACCTCCTTAATTAACTGATGTGCGTAAGCTAAACAGCTCGAACTTCCGAACTTATTAGCTAAATGTTGGTAATAGTTAGCTTCTTCAATTTTACTAACTTTGTTTTCCTGAACCTGACGGTCCGCGAACGTCATAGGAGCTTGATTATTTGCACGGTCAAAAATTAACATGGGATACCTCTTTCTATTTTGTATATTCTTCGAAAATTGGAATAACTTGTTCAGCGATATGTTTCTTCCGAACAGTTACTCGACCTCTTGCAGGAGCGTTCATTATTTTACGACATTGTTCTAATGTACGCATCCCATAACTAGCGGCTAATCGAAGCCATTTAGCTTCTGCTGGTTCAACTTTAATGTACTTCAGTGTTCTTGGATTAACTGTATAGCTACCTAAACTCTGAAACAATGGTACACATCCTTCGCCAATGGAGGGGATATTCCATACCTGATAATCCCCTGTAATAAATTGCGCCGGATAGAAAGTATTCGAACCTTGTACAATAATATCCATTCTATTTACCCCCCCTAATTACTTATCTAAAGTAATAACATAAGCAGGATTAATAGTTTCTAATCCCCATTCTTTTAATGTACGTTCAGATAATTTTTCTACCTTTAGTACTTCGAAATCTAATAAATAGTTCGAAAAGTTACTTGAATTGAACACTTGATATTGGGTACCTCGAAGTAATACTTCTGCCCCCTCACTATCAATAACAATTAGGTATTCATTAGTGAATGTATCTTGTAGTTTTGAAAGTTTCATTGTTTATACCTCTTTTTCGTATTTCTAACTTACACATTAAGTATAACATATTACCCGGTAATACACAACCGATAAATCTCGAAATATTCGAAAATATTGAACTTTTTTTGAATTTATTTTGCAAAAGAAAACGCATAAAAATCGCCGAAAATGCGCCGAAAGTGACCGAATACTTCTTATAAACTAACTAAATACATAACAATACCAAAACCTTTTAGAAGCCTTTATACAATAAGGAAAATCAATGCGCGCAGGAAATGCACTTTCCGAACTATCTACAATAAAACCCAATAGTAATAGTAACTATACAAGGAATAGAACTAGAAACAAGACACATAGACTAGAGACAATTTAGACTAAAGATATAAGCAAACGGTAACGAAAAAGGGACTTCCACAAACCAACTTACAAAACGTCCCAAAATAGTTGGTACAGAAGGGTCTACAGACTTAGGTCATTCCTGAATTATTGCGTATTTAGTGGGAAGTTCGAAGATCTGAACCATATTTCCGAACCGGTTCGAAACTGACTTCTGAACAAAAGTTCGAAAGTTCGAAACGCCTGGAAAATAAGTTCGAAAGTTCGAAAACTAGTTTAAAATAAGTTCGAAAGTTCGAGAATGCTTATTTAAAATTTCCGAACATTCTTTATCGGATTCAGTTATTACTCACTACTTTAGTTTCTTATGTAAATGGTGTATAATATAGTAGAAAGAATTTGAAAGGGGTAAATAGATGACTGATGTACCTAATGGACCTAAGACAAAGAAACGTACTTCGCGCAAGAAGCCTGGACGGAAACCAGTGAAGCAAAAGGCGCGTGTAGAATTAGACGAGGTCATTGAGTTTGATTATAAAGGAATTAAACTTAGTAAGCAGGAACGTAACGAAAGAATGAAGCTTGAGTTTATTAGAGGTATGGATGTGGCAGAGATTGCTCATCGTTATGGTGTCTCTAAAACAACAGTAGAAATCTTGCGCTCAAAAGGTAAGTGGGTGAAGTTAAAGAAACAGTTCGACGATGAGAAGTCATTAGTAACTAACGATACACTGACCCAGATGTACGCAGGTTTTAAAGTGTCAGTGAACATTAAATACCATGCGGCGTGGGAGAAGCTAATGAACATTATAGAAATGGCATTAGATAACCCAGATAAGTACCTTATGACTAATAAAGGAGAACTTAGATGGGGTGCGTTAGATGTACTGTCTAACATCATAGACCGCGCACAGGCTGGACAGGAAAGAGCTAATGGTATGATACCGGCAGAAGTTCAATATCGACTTCAAATCGAACGTGAAAAGATTACCTTATTGCGTAAGAAGATGGGCGATGGAGATACTGAAGAAGAGGTACGTGATAACTTTGTAGAAGCTTTAGACAATGCAGCAAAAGCTGTATGGAAAGACTTCGCTAACGAAACAGGAGCTTATATAAAGGAAGTATCTAATCAGGAGGCTGACAATGACTAAGAAAGAAATGTTCATTTGGGGAATTGTTATTCTAGTATTTACTATTGTAGTAATCTATCCTAGACCGCCTCGCAAGACTAGAACAGAACCTGGAGTCATTACTCATGTAGGTCCTAATTATATAGAAGTAGAAGCGTACGGAAGATTCCTCATTAACCCTAAAGAAGCAGCAAAGCTAAACGAAGGGGAACACGCGCCGAAGTATATATTAGAAAGAGGTAGCTAGATGAAAATACATCATATAACTGAACAAGAAAACAAACGCACGCGCACTGAAATAGATTCATTATTAGATGAGGCCCGTGAAATGGAATATGATTCTTTACTTATAATAGGAATAAAGAATGGAGAAATATTCTCTTGTCATTCCGCCAAAAGTAAGTTACAACTATTAGGTGCGTTAGAATTAGTTAGTCACGACTTTAAAGATATCAACTTCTAGGAGGTCACATGGGTAGACTAAGAAACAAAGTACAGAAGTTTAACTTCGTACCATTTAGTAAGAAACAACTTCAGCTACTCACTTGGTGGACAGATAACTCTCCTTATAAAGACTTCGATGTGGTCATTGCTGATGGTTCAATTCGTTCAGGTAAAACTGTATCAATGGGACTGTCTTTTGTCCTTTGGGCGATGAATGATTTCAATGGACAGAACTTTGCTATCTGTGGTAAGACTATTCACTCAGCTCGTCGTAACGTAGTTCAGCCTCTGAAGCAAATGCTATCGAGTCGCGGATACAGAATAGAAGATATCCGAAATGAAAATCTATTAGTCATAGCTAGAATGGACGGAGATAAGGAAGTTATTAACTACTTCTATATCTTCGGTGGGAAAGATGAATCAAGTCAAGACCTTATCCAAGGTATGACACTAGCAGGTATATTCTGTGATGAAGTAGCACTCATGCCTCAGTCATTCGTAAACCAAGCTACTGGACGGTGTTCAGTATTAGGTTCGAAAATGTGGTTCAGCTGTAACCCAGGTAACCCGAATCACTACTTCAAGAAAGAGTGGATAGATAAGGCGGTCGTGAAAAGAATCCTGTACTTACATTTCACGATGAATGACAATCCAAGTCTCAGTCCCGCAATCAAAGCGCGGTATGAAAAGATGTATGCTGGAGTCTTCCGTAAAAGATTCATATTAGGTCTATGGGTAACAGCAGATGGATTAGTGTATTCAATGTTCAATGAAGAACAGCATGTACAAGAACTGAACATAGGCTTTGACCGTATCTTTGTAGCAGGAGACTTTGGTATCTATAATGCGACAACCTTTGGCGTGTATGGATATTCGAAACGTCTGCGTCACTATCATCTCATTGAATCTTATTACCATTCAGGTCGCGAGGCTGAACAACAGTTAACAGAAGCTGACATTAATTCTAATAGTACATTTTCGAACGTCTTACAAAAGACCACAAAAGAATATGCTAATGATTTAGTGAAGATGATACGTGGGTACGACATTGAATACATTATATTAGACCCTTCAGCGTCAGCTATGATAGTTGAACTACAAAAGCATCCATATATTGTTCGAAAACAAATTCCAATCATACCTGCGCGGAACGATGTGAACTTAGGTATTTCATTCCACGCCGAGCTATTAAATGAAAATCGTTTTACATTAGACCCAAGTAACACGCACGACATAGATGAGTACTATGCATATAGCTGGGACAATAAGGCTAGTGAGCGGGGTGTGGACCAAGTTGTAAAAGAGTTTGACCACTGTATGGACCGTAACAGATATGCCTGTCTAACTGACGCACTTATTAACGATGACTTCGGTTTTGAAATTCAAGTGTTATCCGGAAAAGGCGCAAGGGCGTAAACAATTTAGTGAATAAAGGTGTATAATACTAATAAGGAGGAATTACAAATGGCTAAAAAATCTAAAGCTATTTCTCATACCGACGAGGTCCTAAGTCAGGCTTTTCAAAGTCCCTTAGCGCAGAATGTAAAGTTCAAGAAAGAACTTCAGGAGGTTGAGAAGTATTATCAATACTTCGATGGGTTCGATGTTACTGATATGAATAGTGACTATGGACAGACATGGAAGATTAAGGAAGAGGGATTGGATTATGTCCCTACTCGCGAGATTCGTAACTTTGTGAAACAGCTGATTAAAAAGCAAGCACGTTTCATGATGGGTAATGAACCTGAACTAACCTTCAACCCACTTGTTCAGAGTCAAGACAAGGCGGCTGAGCATAAACGTATCCTATTTGACGATATTCTAAATAAAGCTAAGTTCTGGTCAAAAGCAGCAAATGCTTTAGTAGATGCTACAGTAGGAAAACGTGTTCTAATGTTAGTATTAGGTAATGAGGGACAGGAGATTGATGTTCAGTTCTACTCTATGCCGCAGTTTACTTACATCGTAGACCCTAAAGACCCGTCACGTCTGTTAGCGGTAGACATTGTGTACCAAGATGAACGTACCAAGGGTATGGAAGCAGAGTCTCAACTATGGCACCACTATCGTTATGAAATGAAAGCAGGAGTTTCTGAATCTGGAATTGCGGATGCGCTAAAAGAAGATGAAGAAGAATGCTGGCTAACATATACACTAACAGACGGAGAAGCGAATCAAATCTACGTCACAGAAGAAGGAACTACTACTATTAAAAAGACAGAAGCTAAATTGATTCAAATTACAGACAATTTAGGTAATCCTGTCGAAGTACCATTGACTGTACAAGAATCTGCGCCAACTGGCCTGTCAGAGATTCCATGTCGGGTCATTCTAAATGAACCTTTAACGAACGACATTTATGGTTCAAGTGACGTGAAGGACCTTATTACAATTGGGGACAACTATAACCGAACAGTATCAGACTTACGTGACGCACTAAAGTTTAAAATGTTCGAACAACCTGTGGTCATTGATGGTTCAAGTCAGTCCTTAAAAGGAATGAAGATTGCCCCTAATGCTTTAGTAGACATTAAGTCAGACCATACTGCGGCAATCGGAGGTTCAGGTTCAGCTAGACAAGCACAAGTTACTACTATTTCTGGAACATTTAATTTCCTACCAGCCGCTCAATACTATTTAGATGAAGCGAAGAAGTCAATGTACGAACTAATGGACCAACCATTGCCTGAAAAAGTTCAGAACGCTCCTTCAGGAATCGCTATGCAGTTCCTATTCTACGACCTTATGAGCCGTTGTGATTCCAAGTGGGTTGAATGGGATTCAGCTATTCAGTGGATGGTATCAATGATTGAAGAAATTTTAGCTAAAGTAAATGTAGACCTAGGTGGGTTACCTGACGAAATTAAACGTAGCTACTCTACCTTAACTACACTATCAATTGAACATAAATACCCACTACCAAGTGACGAAGTATCAGCTCGTCAAGTTGCGCTAAATGAAGTTCAAACTAATGTACGTAGTCACCAAGCCTACATTGAAGAATTTAGTAAGAAGGAACAAGCGGACAAAGAATGGAACCGTATCCTAGAAGAACAAGCACAACTTGATGAAGTTACCGCAGGAGCATTGCCTCAATTAGCACAAGAACTAGACGAACAGGAGATTGAAGATGAACAAGAACGCCCGGAAGAAACAAATGAAGAAGCAAGCGGTCCGGAACACAAAGACGAACATGACGGAGAAGATGTCGAACGAGACATTTAAAGTCAACTGTGACTATTGTGAACATAAGTTCGAACTACATCAAAAGGACATTCATGATACTAAGATTGACAAGGTGTACGATTGGCGTTTCTTCGAATGTCCGAACTGTCGGATGCGTTACACTACGTTCATTGGTAACAAGACAGTCAATGACCTCATCCGTGACCGCAACACTTACCGCCGACAAATTAAAAACGAATTAGATAAAGGTTCGAACATGAATCAAAATCGTTACCATGCTATTCGTATTCAGGACGAACATGCGGCTACAAAGATTCAAGGTCTGACACGTAAACTGAAGAAGGAGTTGAATATTAGTGAACGCGAAAAAGAATTCTTACTTGTCGAGTTGGGAAAAGGCAATTCATCAGAGGACAGTGAAACTGAACCTGGAACAGGAAACGGCAGTACTGAAAGCGTTCAATGACGCAACCAAGGACTTGATTAGTAAGCTAGAAAAGTCAAGAACTGGATACTTACCTAAACGAATCTATAAAGATTATGCGTATGATTTGTATTCAGTTTTACTTGAACTAGTGACTACCTACTCCCGTAAAGCCGCTAAGAATGTACTGGACGGACAACTACTACATACTTTAGCTCTATTAGGAGAAGATGGACAAAGTACTGCAAAAGATTTCGAACGAGTTCTTCGTGGTATTTCCCTTGTCTATTCTAAACTAGCCGCAGAAGCTGTCGTTAAAGGTGAAATTTACAAGGACGGTAAGAACTTATCTAAACGTATCTGGTCAGTAGCCTCTAAAGCGGGTAACGATATTCAAGAAGTAGTTACTCGTGGACTGGCTAGTGGGATGAGCGCAGTAGATATGTCTAAGATGTTAGAACAGTATGTTAATCCAGCTGCTCGCAAAGTATGGAACGCTGAAAAGATTTCCGAAACACTTGGTCCTACTACTGCTAGAAAGTATCAGAACCTAGAGTACAATGCTTTAAGATTAGCTAGAACTACCATTAGTCATTCAGCTACTGCCGGAGTTAGGTCTTGGGGTAAAGTGAATCCTTTCTGTAAATATGTTCAGTGGCATTCAGTACACGCGCCGGGAAGAACTTGTCAGGCTTGTATAGACCTAGACGGAGAAATCTTTCCTATAGAAGAATGTCCTTTCGACCATCCGAATGGAATGTGTTACCAAACTATCTGGTACGATAAGTCTATGGACGATATCGCGGATGAACTAAGGGCATGGGTACACGGTGAACCTAATGAAGAATTAGATAGTTGGTACAGTGAACTGAACAATCCTACCCACTACAATGCGAGTGATATTGATTTTGTTAAAAGTTATTAGAGGTTCGAAACTTTCGAATCTCTTTTTATAGTCTATAAATAGTCTACATGAGTTTTCGAACCCTTTTTCCGAATGGTATTTATTTGTGTTATAATATGTAAGAGAGGACTTGCCACCTTAATGGCTCGAACTTGGTTTCACTGTTCCAATTCAAAACAGAAGATTCAGCCGGAGGGCGTAAACTCAGGAGGAAAGAAAATATGGCGTATCAACTGAAAGACCTTCTAAAAGGACTTGATGATGCAACGGTAAAGCAGGTTGAGGATACTATTAAAAATAATTCGAAAGAATTAGATGCTAAAGTATTCATTGACGGGGACGGGGAACACTTCGTTCCACATGCTAGGTTCGACGAAGTTGTTCGTCAGCGGGATTCTGCTAACAGTTCAGTAACTGAACAAAAAGAGCAACTAGAGAAGCTAGCTAAACAGGTGGAAGATAATAGCGATGCGCAGGCTACGATTCAGACACTTACGCAGAAACTAGAAGCTCAATCAGCGTTAGCTAAGAATGCTATTTTAGAGTCACGGTTGACACCATTGATTCAGAACTCCATTGCTCCTGCATCTGACATTTTAGGGTTCATGGACTTATCTAAAATTACTGTCAACGAAGATGGTAAGGTAGAAGGTTTAGAAGAGCAACTAAAAGCAGTGCAGGAGTCTAAGAAGTACTTATTCAAAGAAGTAGAACCTGAACCGGAATCGGAAGGTTCACCGGAACAGGGTAAGGCTGGCACCGGTAACCCTGGTAATTCTGGACGATTAGGTTCTAGTCCTACTCCTCCAAAAGAGGTAGGGGCCTTTGGTAAGCAACTGGCTGCCGCGGTGGGCAAAGTCCAAACCGGCAATCAAGAAACCAATTCATTCTTTAAATAATAGGAGGAAAGCTCATGCCAAATGTGCGTGTAAAAACTACTGATTTAAATCAGACCACTCGCAGTATTGTAGCAATTCCGGACCATTATGTAGCTTTTTCAGCTCAAATTCCAGCGTCCGCCGCTACTGAAGTAAACGGTAAGAAATATATCTTAGCGGGTACTACTGTTACTAATGCGACTACACTTGATGGTCGTTCAACAGGTCTTCAGGTTACTCAAGCAAGTGAACAATTTGACGGTGTAATCTTTACAGACCAAGAAGTTTATCCAGGTGAAGACAATGTAACTGTTACAGTTCTTGTTCACGGATTCGTTAAATACGCTGCGTTGCAAAAAGTAGGAGGAGCAGTACCTACTTCTAAGAACGCTATGATTTTAGTTGTAAAATAGGAGGCTAATAAATGAATATTTATGACTACTTAAATGCTAATGAGGTGGCAAGCTATATTCAATCTTTGCCTTCTAACGCATTACAATACATTGGACCTCAATTGTTCCCTAACGCTCAACAAACTGGTACAGATATTAGCTGGTTGAAAGGTGGGTCTAACCTTCCAGTAACAATCCAACCATCTAACTACGATGCTAAGGCTAGCATTCGTGAACGTGCTGGGTTCAAAAAACAAGCAACTGAGATGGCATTCTTCCGTGAGTCAATGCGACTTGGTGAAAAAGACCGTCAGAACTTGCAACTTCTTTTGGGACAAAGTGTCGGACTTGCTCAGCCAATCATCACTCAACTCTACGACGATACTAAGAACTTGGTAGACGGTGTAGAAGCACAGGCTGAATATATGCGTATGCAACTTCTTCAGTACGGTAAATTTACTGTTAAATCTACCAACTCAGAAGCTCAATACACATATGACTACAATATGGACCAAAAACAGAAGTACACCGCTGCGGCAGTTTGGACTGACCCAACTACTTCTGACCCAGTGAAAGACATTCTTGCGGCAATGGATGATATCGAAGACCGTACAGGTGTACGTCCTACTCGTATGATTCTAAACCGTAAGACTTACAATGACATGGTTAAAAGTGAATCTATTAAGAAAGCTCTTGCTATGGGTGTACAAGGTGACTGGAAGAACTTGATGCTCCTTCCTGCAGATGCTGAACAATTTGTAGCAGCTAAGACTGAACTTCAAATTGCAGTATATAGCAAGAAGATTGCTCAATTCGCTTCAGCTGACAAACTTCCTGACTATGGAAATATTCGTCAATTTAGCCTAATTGATGACGGTAACGTAGTACTTCTACCTCCTACTCCAGTAGGTCACACATGGTACGGAACTACTCCAGAAGCGTTCGACTTGTCTACAGGTGGCTCAGCCGCTCAAGTTCAAGTACTCGCTGGAGGACCTACGATTACTACATTTAAGGAAACTCATCCAGTTAACGTGGTAACCGTAGTATCTGCTGTAATGATTCCATCATTCGAGGGTATTGATTACGTAGGTGTAATTAAGACGAACTAGGAGGATTCGATATGGCAGTTCTAAAATCAGTTACTTCTGTAATTGTACAGGGTTCGGTAGTTCACGCAGGTACCACTTTTGAGTGTCCAGATTCTTTAGCCGATTCACTTATTCAACGTGGTTTCGCTTTCCCGATTCAGGAGGCAGAGCATGTAAAAGAGGCGGGTTCAGTTGAGACTTTATATCAAAATGATACAAATGGAATTCAACCAACTGACCCGTCACCACTTGATGCACGTGACGCGGAAATTGAAGTTATGCGTAAGGAGTACGCCGGTATGAAAGTCGGAGAACTTTTAGAACTGGCCGAATCCAATGGTATTGATACTACGTCATTGTCTCGTAAAAGCGAGTACATTGACTCACTTATTCGCTACGAGTTAGGAGAGTAAAATGGCTAAAGAAGCGGATATTGAATTAGTTAAAATTAATACTGATAATGTCAATTCGGTAAATCCATTAACTGATGAGCAAATTTCCGCTCTACTTGACCAACATAAGTCAGTGGCTTATGTAAGTTACAAGATTTGCCTTTTGAATACTCGAAATGATGCTGTAACACTAGGACCTATTAAGCTTCAAGGTGACGCTGACTACTGGAAGAGTATGGCTCAGTTATTCTTTGACGAGTACAAACGCGAACAGGAAGAAGCCGAATTTAAAGCTAGTTCTGGGTCCACTATTTTAATGAGAAGGGCGGACGGTACATGACATATAACTTGAACTATTTTAGGTCACAGGTTCGTCGTGTTATAGACACCGCCCCTACTCATGTTACTATTACTAGAGATGTCTGGGTATCGGACGGTTACGGTGGACGGAAGCGGGATACTAAAGGTGGTATCGTACGCAGTGACTTACGTTGCGTATTTGACAACGCTTCGTCCCCGAACCTATCCGTTAACGCAAGTGACGGAGGACGAGTATTATCGCAAAACTCTATTAGGTTATTGGTTCTATGGGAACAGGAATTAGACATTCGGCGAGATGATACAGTTACTATACTAGTATCCGACCGGAAGTACCGAGTTACTGAAGTTAATAACATATTAGAGCAGAACATTCTACTCGAGGTTAAACTGGAGGTTAAGAACTAATGGCCGAACTAGTTTATGATGTAGATTCCTTTGTAGCGGAGTGCATTAAGTACCGCAGTAAGATTGAAGTGTCAATTCTAACACTAGCGGAAATTGCGGCTACTAAGATGGAAGCTTACGCAAAAGCTAACGCACCGTGGACTGACCGTACAGGTAACGCCCGTCAAAAGTTAGCGGGTTCAGCGGGGTTTGTAACCCAAGACCAAGTAATGATCGTAGTGGCCCATCATATGTCCTACGGTTACTGGCTAGAATTAGCGCATCAAAGACGATTTAAAATCTTAGAGGAATCTATAGAGGAGAACGTCGAAGAGCTTTATCGCTCATTAAGAAGATTATTAAGTTAGGAGATAGTATGACTAAACGAACTACTATAATGGACAGGTTAAAAGAAATCCTTCCAACTTTTCAACCAGCTGCCCCTCCTACCTTTTTAAGTCTAGGTAACCCTATCCCAGACGAGCAGGAAGAACGGCCGGATGACTATATCGTATTAGCATACAGTCACCGACTACCAAGTCAAACTAATCGTTTAGGAAGTTTTGCCTATTGGAAGGTTAAAATTTACGTTCACGCAAATTCAATTATTCCAATTGACCAGTACGGGGTACAGGTTCGAAAACTTATCAATGAGATGGGATACGAAATTACGTACGCCGAGACAGGTGACTATTATGACGTCACTTTAGAGCGTCATAGAATGGAAATTGAATACCGAATACCGCAAGGAGGAATTGCATAAATGAGTAAAGACATTCTTTACGGGATTAAGTACGTAGAAATTGAAGAACTTGACCCTAAAACTCAGCTTCCTAAAGTTGGTGGAGTTAAGTTCGCAATGGATACGGCAGAAACTGCTGAACTCGAGGCCGTTACATCTGAAGGTACTGAAGACCTTAAACGTAACGATACTCGTATTTTAGCTATTGTACGTACTCCAGACCTTTTGTACGGATATAACCTCACATTTAAAGACAATACATTCGACCCAGAAGTAATGGCTTTGATTGAAGGTGGTACAGTCCGTCGTCAGGGTGGAGCTATTTCTGGATACGATTCACCTATGTTGGCCTCAGGTGCCGCTAATATGAAACCGTTCCGGATGACCTTGTATATCCCTAACTACGTAGGGGATTCAATTGTAAACTACGTGAAATTGACGCTTAACAACTGTACAGGTACAGCACCTGGTATGAACGTTGGTAAAGAGTTCTACGCACCTGAGTTTACAATCAAGGCTCGTGAAGCTACTAAGGCTGGATTACCTATTAAGGGTATGGAATATGTAGCTGAATTACCTGCTGTACTTCGTACAATTTCATTCGACTTGAACGGTGGTACAGGTACCGCTGACGCACTTCGAATCGAAACAGGTAAGAAGATTACACCTAAACCAGCTGATCCTACTGGACCAAGTGGTAAAGCGTTCAAGGGATGGAAAGTATTAGGTGATTCAACTGTTTGGGACTTCGATACTATGAATGTACCAGACCGCGATATTACACTAGTAGCCCAATACGGCGACTAGATTTAAAGGAGGACAACTACTATGACATCAGTTAAGATTATCACCGCAGAAGAATTTAAGAATCGTTCGTTCCAGATTATCCAGATTCCTGGATTTACTCCAAAGGACGAACCTATTCACATTCAAATCCGAACCACGGGTATCATGGCCTTACTCGCTAATGGGCGTATCCCTAATACATTGTTAGGTAAGGTAACTGAACTTTTCGGTGAGGATAATAAAGCGGGATCAGCTACTGACGTTACCGCAGGAATTACAGATGAAGTTAAGAAACAAGCGTTAGCTAAACTTAGTTCATCTGATTCCGGTGTGAAGGATATGGCTGAACTTCTTCGAGTATTCGCAGAAGCTTCAATGGTTCAACCTACATACGCAGAAGTAGGTGAGTACCTAACGGATGAGCAGTTGATGACCATTTTCAGTGCTATGTACGGAGAAGTTCGAGAAGCTGAATCCTTTCGTAATGTCGAGGGAAATGACTAATGTTATAGCAGTGGCTAGCGAATTTCATATCCGTCCTAGCGAGGTTGCTGGGTTTCAAACCGATATTGGAAAATATTGTTTCGATACTGCGGCAGTCGCCTATATTAGATACTTAGCCGACGATAAACAACCTCGGTATCCGGAAGATGAAAAGAGCAATCCGGGTCTTCAAACGTTACTAGGGTGAACCTTTTCGGTCACCCTTATTTTATTGATGAAAGGAGTTTAAATGGATTTAGGTACTATTGCCGCAAAGATGACATTAGATATCTCCAACTTTACCTCCCAGCTAAATTTAGCTCAAAGTCAGGCCCAACGACTAGCCGTTGAATCCTCGAAATCGTTTCAAATTGGTTCATCTATGGCCTCTATGGGGAAAACGATGACTAAAGCAGTTACCTTACCCCTATTAGCCATGGCTGGACTTTCCGTTAAGGTAGGTAACGAGTTTCAAGCTCAGATGTCCCGTGTACAAGCTATTGCCGGTGCTACTGGAAATGAGCTAGACAAGATGAAACAACAAGCTATTCAATTAGGTGCTAAGACTGCGTTCAGTGCTAAAGAAGCTGCTCAGGGTATGGAGAACTTAGCATCAGCCGGCTTCACTGTAAATGAAATCATGAACGCCATGCCGGGTACGTTAGACCTTGCGGCCGTGTCCGGAGGAGACGTAGCCCAAAGTGCAGAAGCTATGGCTAGTTCCCTACGAGCGTTCGGACTTGAAGCTAATCAGGCCGGACACGTAGCGGACGTATTTGCTAGAGCCGCTGCAGACACGAACGCAGAGACTGTAGACATGGCAGAAGCTATGAAATACGTGGCTCCGGTTGCTCACTCAATGGGACTAAGTTTAGAAGAAACTGCGGCGTCTATTGGTATCATGGCGGACGCAGGTATTAAAGGCTCACAAGCGGGTACGACCCTACGTGGAGCCTTGTCTCGTATAGCTAAACCTACTAAGGCTATGAAAGCGTCCATGGATGAACTCGGAGTTTCATTCTACGACGCTAACGGGAAGATGGTACCTCTTCGTGAACAAATTGGTCAGCTGAAAAAGGCGACTGCAGGGTTAACGCAAGAGGAACGTAACCGACACTTGGTTACATTGTACGGCCAACAATCACTTTCAGGTATGTTAGCGTTGCTAGACGCAGGTCCTGAGAAGTTGGATAAGATGACTAACTCGCTAATTAATTCGGATGGTGCGGCTAGAGAAATGGCGGCTACCATGCAGGATAACTTAGCAAGTAAGATTGAACAAATGGGAGGAGCTTTCGAGTCAGCCGCCATTATTATTCAACAAATCCTTGAACCAGCTTTATCCAAATTAGTAGGATGGATTACGAAGCTCATTGAAGGATTCGTAAATATGTCACCATTAGGTCAGAAAATGGTTGTTATTTTCGGAACCATGGTAGCAGCGTTAGGTCCACTATTGCTAATATTCGGTACAGTTATTACTACTATTGTTAAGGTTAAGACCGCAATTCAGTTCTTAGGGGCAGGATTTGCCGGTACAATGGGAACAATAGCCGCAGTAATTGGTATTATTTACGCACTTGTAGCCGTGTTCATGATTGCTTATACCAAGTCTGAAACATTTAGGAACTTTATTGACAAGCTTTGGCCGTCTATTAAGAATGGGTTAGGGGTAGCCGCTCAATGGGCAGCTGAAAAACTCAAGGTCTTATGGGAATGGCTTCATCAGGCAGGTCAAAAAGCTAAAGAGTTCGGACAGGCTATTAGGGATAAGATTGGTGAACCCTTGAAACACTTCTCAGAAAAATTAGGTGTAGCTGGTGACTCTATTAAAGGATTCATTGGTGGAGTGCTTGAAAAGATGGGAGGAGCGTTTGGCAAGATTGGAGGTATTGCGTCCATTGCCGTGTCAGCTATTACTAAATTCGGACTTGCGTTTTTAGGAATTACTGGACCTATTGGATTAGCTATTAGTTTAGTAGTATCCTTCCTATCGGCGTGGGCTAAGACAGGAAACCTGAACGCAGACGGTATCCGTCAAGTGTTCGATAACCTATCTACTACTATTCAGAATGTAGCAGACGCTATTTCTAAATACTTACCACAGTTCGTGCAAAAGGGAACTGAAATTTTAGTTAAGATTATTGAGGGTATTACTAAGGCTATTCCACAAATTACCCAGACAATTAGTCAGGTAATTACAGCCATTACGCAAACCCTAGTATCCGTATTACCTCAATTAGTAAGTGCAGGTATGCAGATTTTAACTACGCTTATTCAAGGTATAACCCAAGCCTTACCGCAGATTGTCCAGGCTACTGTACAAATCATTACCACGTTACTAAACGGCTTAATACAAGCCCTACCTCAGCTAATACAGGCTGGTATTCAGATTATACAAGCTCTTATCGGAGCTATTGTACAAGCATTACCGTCTATTATAGAAGCTGCTATTCAGATTATGACGGCCCTTATTCAAGGTATTGTACAAACATTACCTACGCTAATTGAAGCAGGTATTCAGATTATCATGGCCCTCATTCAGGCTATTGTAGATAATTTACCTCAGATTATCGAAGCGGGTATTCAGATTCTAACGGCACTAATTCAGGGACTTATTCAGGTAATTCCTCAGCTAATTGAAGCCGCTATTCAAATTCTGACAGCGTTACTGGAAGCGTTTATTAACGCACTACCTCAGTTAGTTGACGCAGGGGTACAGTTACTCACGTCCTTACTTCAAGGGATTATTAGTGTACTACCTCAACTAATTCAAGGAGCTATTCAGATTCTAGCGTCCTTACTATCTACTATCCTAAGTCACTTACCTCAATTACTTCAGGCAGGGGTTCAGTTACTAACTTCCTTAGTAAGTGGTATCCTGTCCGTACTAGGTTCACTCCTATCTACTGTCGGAAGTATGATGGGTCAAATGATTAGTAAGATTGGTTCATTTGTAGGGCAGATGTTATCTTCAGGAGCTAAATTGCTTACTAGCTTTATTAGCGGTATCGCAGGTAAGATTGGTAGCGTAGTTAGCAAGATTGGTTCCATGGGTAGTCAAATGCTTTCCAAAGTAGGTTCCTTTGTAGGCCAGATGGCTTCAGCTGGTAAGAACCTCGTAATGGGATTCGTTAACGGGATTACCGGAGCTATTGGAGCCGCTGCGAACGCCGCTGCAAACATGGCTAAAAGTGCATGGAACGCCGCTAAATCGTTCTTAGGGATTAAATCACCGTCTCGTAAGATGATGAAAATTGGTAAGTATACCGGAGAAGGTTTCGGCCTTGGTATTACTAATATGATTCGAACTGTTCGAGATAACGCAAGAGAAATGGCGGAAGCTGTATCCGATGCGTTAAGTGATATTACAATGGATGTTCAGGATAGTGGTATCGTTGACAAGGTTAAGGATATCTACGATCATGTGATGGATCAAGTACCTGATGAACTCAAAGGACCTCAATTAGGTTTAGTTGAATCAGCTGCTACTGCACCTACGGTAGATTTGTACAAGATTAATCAACGTCCTACAGATTCTAATGAACCTAAAGACGGCGGTGAATCTTCTGGAGGTAACATTACTATCGGAACTATCATTGTTCGTAGCAATGATGATGTAGACAAATTGTCCCGAGGACTGTATAATAAAAGTAAGGAAACGTTATCCGGTATGGGTAACATCGTAACACCTTAGAAAGGAAGACTAAATGGCGAATAGAGATACGATTTTAGTGGACGGTATTGACTTATCTACTAAAGGGGTAACTATCTTAGAATATTCGGGAATTAGCTTCGCAGCTCTAAAGGACGGAGGATTTAAAAATCCGGAAGGTATTGACGGGGTACTAGATTCCCCGTCTACTGCCTTTTCGGGACTAACTGCCTCCATTACAGTTCTAATTGAGGGCGAAAGTGAGAAGCATGTAAATGCTAAGTATCGCGAATTTAAACAATTTATTAGAAGTCGCTCTTTTTGGAAAATTTCTACAAAAGAAGACCCGGAGTTTTATAGGTACGGTAAATTCTTAGGGGAAAGTGAACCTGGTGTGCTAACAGATGTTCCAGTATTTGCACAAGCTCACTTCATTACTAAGATTGGTATTCAATTTAAAGACGGGTATGAATATTCCAGCAATGTCATTACAGGAAATTATCAATATGTTTCAGGTGTAAATGGTCACGAGATTACTAATCCAGGACGACCTACAAGACACTTCGAATTGGAAATTAGTACGACTCAACGTCTTCCAGGATACATTCGAATTGAATGTTTAGGACACGGTTCAGTAGAGTTCGGTACTAATTCAATTATGCTTGACCCTGGAAATCGAATCAAGTTCAATTTTGGTACGTTCGAGTTAATTCAATTAGCTATTAATAATAATGTTAAAAACATTTTCGGGTACTTGAAAAATGCGCAATTCTTTAAAATTCCTTCCGGAAAATCAGTACTTAGAATTAGTTACCGAGCCAGTGATACGGCGACGTGGACGACGAATCTTCCATTCCAGGTCCGTTATACGCTGTCCCCGTCCTATTACTAAGGAGGTATTAGATGATTGATAATAATTTAGTCATGACTCCTACTCCGGATAGTATTATTTACGTATATGACCAGAACTTCAATCTACTTGGGGCTAGTGTAGAGTGTTTTCACAAGCATTACGAGGACGAAATTATTACTCGTTCGAAAGGTAAGGAAGTACTTACGTTCGAAGCTGTAGAAACTTCTACTATTTACCAGCATTTAAAAACTGAAAATATTGTTAAGTTCGGCGGTAGATGGTTCCGTATTAAGTTTTCGGAAGATGATAGTTCGGCTAAAGGTATTACGAAATTCACTTGTTACGCACTTTGGTATGAATTAGCTGAAGGACTACCATCTCCTATTCATATGGTAGCTAGTACAGTTCGTGCAGTAGCCGAAGCTATTACTAAGGATTTCGGTAAGTGGGTAAAATTAGTCATTCCTACGGACTCTGGTAATCGTCCAGTACGTTCAATTACGCTAAAAGAAAATTCAGGACTATACAAGCTCCGTTACTTAGCTAAACAATATAACATGGAATTGACCTTTGGGTACGAAGAGGTATTCGAACAAGAACTTCGGTATGTTAAAACTGTCGTTATTATTCAGCAGTATACCGAGTCTAAAATCGATTATCCTTTAGTCGTAGAGGAAAATCTCAAGCATATTGTACGAGCTGAGGATTCCCGTAACCTTTGTACAGCCTACAAGCTGACAGGTAAAGGGGAAAATGACGACGAGGAATTGACGTTCGCAAGTATTAATCATGGAAGTGACTATTTATTAGATGTTTCCTGGTTCACTGAACGTGGAATGCGTCCTCGGTACATTCCTAAGTCCAAACATGATGACCGTTTTAAAATTAAACAAAGCATGCTGGACGCCGCCAGAGCTTATTTAGACGTATACGCTAAACCGTTAATTACATATGAAGCGTCAGCAATTTTGTACGACAAGGTACCAGACTTACATCACAGTCAGTTAGTAGTAGACGACTTCTACAAACTGAACGAATGGCGTAAGGTTACTGCTCGTTCAATTGACTATGACGACTTATCTAATTCTCAGATAACGTTTGACGACCCTAGACGGGATTTAATGGACCTAATTAACGATGACGGGGATGGAGCAATTTCTTCTGGAAATGAAGAACAGTCTCACGTAGTAATTAGGTATGCTAATGACATTTTAGGTACAGGATTTAATACCGAAAATGGTAAGTATATAGGTGTCCTTACAACTACAAAACGTTCAGAAGACTTAAGACCTGATGACTTTACCTGGGTTAAAATTGAAGGTCCGGAAGGTCCGCAGGGTCGAAACGGTGAACCAGGTACACCTGGACGTGACGGTGTTGATGGAGTCGCTGGTAAAAACGGTGTAGGAATCGTAGACACTGATATTACTTATTGTATTAGCTTATCCGGTACACAAGCTCCTACAGACGGATGGTCTTCACAAGTACCCGAATTAGTTAAAGGTCGTTATTTGTGGACGAAGACGTTTTGGAGATACTCAGACGGTACCCACGAGACTGGATACTCCGTAACCTATATAGCCCAAGATGGAAATAAAGGAAATGACGGTGTAGCTGGTAAAGATGGTGTAGGTATCAAGCGTACCGAAATTAGCTACGCACGTTCTAATTCAGGAACTGAACCTCCTTCCGATGCTAAGTGGGGTTCTCAAGTTCCAGAAGTTCCTTATGGGGAATACTTATGGACACGTACTAAATGGTTCTATACAGATGATACGACTGAAGTTGGCTATTCTGTAGCCCGAATGGGTACCCAAGGTCCTAAAGGGGATTCAGGAAGTGACGGACTTCCAGGTAAAAATGGTGTAGGTCTGAAGGGTACTCAGATTCTTTACGGACTTTCGGATAGTGACCAAACTGCCCCACTGACATGGGTTCAGCAGGTTCCTAGTCTAGTTAAAGGTAAGTTCCTATGGACTCGAACTACCTGGACTTACACTGACAATACTTCGGAAACTGCGTACCAAAAGACCTATATAGCTCGTGACGGTAACGATGGTCAGAACGGTATCGCCGGGAAAGACGGGGTAGGGATACGCCGTACGGACATTACCTACGCAGGGTCTACTTCCGGAACAGTACCTCCTTCAGGAGATGTTCTTATTAACTATGCGGAAGTCATTCGACCTAACCGAAGTAGTACAGATAATATAGCTTACCCCGAACTATATTTCGATGCTGTGAACGGAGCTAAATATAAGTTATACGGTATATCCTCTAACGGGCAATTCTATTCACAGCACTCACCTAGAGAGGAGTCTAATCGGGTTGTAATCTGGGGAGTACAGTTTGATACCCCAGGTGGGTCCGTGTTTAAGATTATTTCTAATGAAAATACGGGTATTCATGGTAACGAATTTACGTGGACCGGACCTACGGGAAGAACTCGTATTCGGGTTAATACCTATAAACTGGACAATTCTACTCAGGTGGAATATCTTAGACTTGAATCCGCCGATAGCTCTATTTGGAGTACCGCTATTCCTCAAGTTCAGCCTGGATTTTATCTTTGGACTCGAACTATTTGGACTTACACTGACGGAACAAGTGAGACGGGATATTCTGTAACTAAAATCGGGGAACAGGGTCCTAGAGGTATCCAAGTTCTGCAAGGGGAAACTGGACAGCAAGGTATTCCAGGTACCCCCGGACCTGACGGAAGGTCTCAATTTACCCACATTGCGTTCTCAGATAGTCCGGACGGTACAGGATTTAGTCATACTGACCAAGGTCGAGCCTATATTGGAATGTACCGGGATTATAATGAGGCTCATTCTAAAGACAAGGCCTCGTATAGGTGGACTAAATGGGCGGTCCGAGATGGGGCTCAAGGTATTCCAGGTAAAGAAGGAGCGGATGGTAATACTTCGTACTTCCATGTAGCTTACGCTGGAAGCGCAGACGGGACTAGAGCATTTAGCCTAGATGACCGTAATCAGCAGTATATTGGATACTACTCCGACTCTACAATACAGGATAGTACAGACCCTAAGAAATATAGATGGTTTGACCGTATGGCTAATGTTCAGGTAGGAGGAGTTAACCTGTTCCTGAACTCATTATTCACATTCGGTCTAAAGGAACCGTACTCTACTTACAGGGTATCCGATAGTGCTGAGGAGACTAAAGGTCAATTGGCTGTAAGTATTGACAGTACTACTAAATACAGAGGCTATAACACCCTTAAAATAGATTCGACGTGGAACGGTAAATATGAGAACCAGCACATTACTATCGACGTAGGCGGGGACGGTCGTGTACCTACTGAATATGGATTTACTAACCAGAATGTTCGAATCAGCTTCTGGGGTAAAAGTAACAAGGCTAATGCGAGAATTGACTTCCGAACGGGTTATCGAGGTACAGTTGAACCACTATACCTAACAACTGACTGGAAGTACTACTCTACTTACCTATGTTTAGCGGAAGATACTAAAAGTTCCCAGCAGGTTATCATTCATCTACTTAGTCAGGAAACTACTGCGTGGCTAGCTAGGATTAAGGTCGAAGTAGGTACTCTGTCTACTAGTTATACGGAAGCCCCGGAAGATATAGCTTACCGCATTAATAGTAAGGCGGACGGTAAGCTGACCCAAGACCAGCTAAATGCGTTAGCGGAAAAGGCTCAAATTTACGAAGCTGAACTGCGAGCTAAAGCTACTATGGAACAACTTAGTGACTTAGAAAAGGCTTATGACGCACGTATTAAAGCTACTGAAGAAGCTATTAGTAAGTCAGAAGCTGATTTAATTGACGCAGGACGTCGAATAGAAGCTACCGTAGCTGAATTAGGTGGACTTCGCGAACTGAAGAAATTTATCGATACCTATATGTCTTCTAGTAACGAAGGGCTGATTATAGGTAAGAATGACGCAAGTGCTACTATTAAGGTGTCGCCGGACAGAATTTCCATGTTCAGTGCCGGTAAGGAAGTCATGTATATTAGTCAAGGGGTTATTCATATTGATAACGGGGTATTTACTAAATCACTTCAAATTGGTAGGTTTATTACGGAACAGCACTATGCTGACCCGGATTTAAACGTGTGCCGATACGTAGGTTAGGAGGAAAACTATGGCAGAATTTTGGTCCAATAGTGACCGAGGTTATAAACTTAGATTATGGATTGACCAAGTAGGTCAGAACGTTGAACAAAATACAAGTCAGGTTCGAGCTCGGTTATCCTTACATAATGAATGGTATTCGTTTGCAGAGTATAACTGTTATGCAAATGTAGTCATTGACGGTCAGAAGCAAGAATGGTCCGGTCGACCAGCTATGTTACAATATAACTCAATGATTTGGCTAATTGACCGAACATTTACTGTAAGACATAATGAAGACGGGGCTAAGGCGTTTAACTTCTCAGCTCACTTTAGCGGGGATGGTGGATGGTCACCTGCACCAGGTTCATTGAACCTTAGCGGTAGTTTCACTCTTACAACGATTCCACGTACAAGTGACATAACTCTTAGTAACTGCGTTATCGGTCAAATGTGTTCAATTGGTATTAGACGCACAGTGGGTTCTTACTACCACGAGATTCGATATCACTTCGGTAACCAACAAGGTACTGTTACATCTAACGCCGGTTCTTATGCGAACTGGTATGTACCTATGGAGTTGGCTAGAGAAATACCTAACAATATTTCAGGTGTAGGTACCTTGTACATTACTACATTTAATGCGGGGCGTAGGTTGGGTACTAAGTCAGTGAACTTTACCGCCTCCCTGCCCGACAATATTCAGCCGTCTTTAGAGTCCATTACACTTGTTGATAAGAATAAAACTGCGGCTAGTTTAGTTCCAGCTAACACATTTATTCAGATTGTGTCCGACATAGCTGTTTCCTTTAACGGGGCGCAAGGTAGTTACGGTTCAACTATTAAGAGTATGGATGCTTACATTGTAGGTAAGAAGAACTCTATTAATAGCAATGGTCAAAGTTTTGGACCATTAGATTTTAACGGTAAGGTAAAGGTACGGGCTACTATTACTGATAGTCGAGGTCGTACATCCTTACCAAAAGAAGTAGAAATTAACGTACTAGAGTACTTCCCTCCCGCTTTATCTATTCAGGTATATCGGACAAGACAGAATCCATCGACTTTGCAAGTAGTTCGAAACTTTAAATTTGCCCCTATCTTAGTTAACGGTATTCAGAAGAATAAAGGTACACTTAAATTTAAAGTAGCGCCTATTAATACTGACAACTTTGTACAAGATACCGGGCCAGCGGCAGGAGAATGGAGAGCTGTTAGTCAGTTAACCAATAGTGCGGCTAACTTAGCAGGTAATTACCCCTCTTCTAACTCATATACAGTAGTAGCTGAATTTACAGACTTGTTTACTCAACAAGCCTTATCAGCCTCTGCTACCGTATCTACTGAAGCTGTTATCCATTCCTACGACAAGCAAGGTAGATTGGGAGTAGGTAAGGTACCGGAAAATGGTAGGTACGGAAGTGTAGACATCGCTGGAGATTACTATGCCGACGGGAAAAGGATTCAGCAATTTGCGTTAACAGGTCCTCGAGGCGAACTTAATAGTTCACTTTCTCCGTGGAATGGTCCTTGGAATGTACAAGGTACTCAATTTGGATGGAGAAGTGGCGACTTCGCAGACAACCCTACAGGTAAGGGCGGCGACTGGGGACTGTTTCGAAACTACTGGCTAGATAATTGGAAAATGGTTCAGATATTTACAGCAATTTCTTCCGGACGCACATTTATTAGAACTGCTAATAATAATCGTGAATGGAAACCTAGTCAGTGGAAAGAGTTCGTCTTTAAAGATGACCCTAACCTTATTAATACCGGATGGAAGGAAGCTGGATACGCTGGGTCTTACTACAAGAGGGTAGGGGACGTACTAACCATTAAGTACGACTTTGTAGGAAATGGCGGTACTATTCAATTTGCTAATATTCCTAAAGACATTTTCGACCCACCGCAAGTCTATATGCTTGTTATTGCGGCCTGGTCAATTGCTGGAGAAGTAAACTGCCACGTACAGATTAATAAGGGTCGGGGAGTACTTCATGCTTTAGCTACCGGTAACGGTACAAAATACGCCGGACAGCTTACAATTATGTTATAATATAACAGAGGAGAAAATACATGAAACTTGAATTTATTTCTAAATCACTTACCTATCTAAATTCCGAACCTTTAAAGACTTTGGTTGTATTAGGTAACTCTAATGGAGCCTATCTGCCAGTATTGTTCGAAAAAGAGGATATTGAAAAATCCGACGCAGAGCTATTTTTAATGGCGTTGGATACCCTGTATGAGGAAAATTTCCCAGACCGTGCGGAAAAGGAAAAATTTAATAAAGTAGACGACAAGTTGAAACGCCAACAAGAATTGAACGAGTCGAACCGTGAACTTCTTGTACAAGTTTCAACTATATCTGAAATCCTGGTTACGTTAGCCATTTCCACTTCTGGAGGAATGGAACCGAATGCCTACAGTAAGGTAGCCGAGTTCATTAAACCTTTAGTGAATGACCATCGTTATGTGAATAACGATATTGTGTCAATGCCTTACCCATTCGACACAAATCCGAAATGGCCTAAAGGTACTCCTACGATTCTGAAATTTAGTATGCCGGCCGCGGATGGCTATACATACAAGGGTCAGAAAGTGGAGGACCTATTGCGTACAGGAGCAGCTACTGTCGTCTTACCAAGATTAGGCTAAGGAAGGAGAATAAATGCCTGTACATACTGAAGCTGAACTAATGCATTGGCTACTTACTGTGGTATTGCCTGTAATTGTTACAGGCGCCACCTTTTATACTTCCGCGAAAGGACGAGCATCTCAATTAGAGAGCCGTATTACAACGCTGGAGGTCATTAACAAAGAACAGGAAAAGGTAATTGAAAGTCATAATCGACGTTTAGACAAGCACGAAGAGGAACAGAAGATTACCTTAGCACTGGTAGAACGTATTGATAATCTTAATGCCAACATGCGTGAATTGAAAAATGACGTAGCGGACATTAAGAAATTAGTAGATAACCAATAGGAGGATAGAAATGAATAAATTTGCTAAAAAACTT